CTTAAATGGTTGTGGGGTAATGGCAATCATAAATACCTATTCTCCCCACTTGGTTCAGCAACAATAGGTGTGACAAAAATTGATCTTACTACAGGTATATGTGATTACTGGTATCAGAACTCTGGTCAAGGTGAAACATTTACCACAGGATCTATGTGGGCATATGATGGTGCAGATAGAGTATATGTTCAAAAAGATGCTACAGGCCGTATATTCTACTTTGACATGGTTAAAAGAGAAATGGTTAACTCAGGAACTGTGCCTTATGGTATGTCTACTGCATTTGTAGGAAATAGAATGGAGATAATTAAAACCGAGGATGGTTTGAAGTATCTTTATGTGGCGAGACATAATGCTACAGAAATGTGGAGAACTTTGGTATTTTGGTAAACTGTTGCATAATTACCTATTCCTTTGTATATTAGTATATAAATATTTATAACTCAAACCTTTAAAGAAATGGATATCCTAAACTGGTTATTTACCCAAGATCAGCAATTGATCAAATCTACCATTAACAACAAGAATACAGACTTGATTGCTATGGCAGCTGACGTTTCATTTGATAAGCGTTCAGATAAGTGGCAAACTTATGCAATGACAGCGGCTAACTTTGCTCCAGCATTGTATGATACAGCTAACGTTACACAACTTACTAGTAATAATACAAATGTTACTGTTAATGCTCATACAGGTGTTATTACCTTATTCGGTACGATTAACACGTCAAGCCAGGCTTCATTTGGTGTTCGTAATACAAAAGTTACAGCAAACTCTAAAATCTTTTTGCAGTTAAGCCATACTGCTGGTATAAGTGTTGTAATTTCACAAGTTACCATTGAAGCACCAACAGCAGGAACTTTTGGAATTCAAATTACAAATGGAGCAGGTGCGCCTTTAACTGGTGTGAAGATCCATTATATGATAATCGACTAATACTTATTACTATGTCTATAGGGAATCTAAAAGATGAAGGTAACAAAGGTAATAACTTCCCTTGGCAGCTGAAAATGCTCCAAGGGCTTAGTGCTCTTAGTACCGGAATAAATAATTTAGTTGGAGCATTGACTCCAACACCTAATCCAGCAGTACCTGCAGCACTTACGGTAGTACCTGAGGATGTTGCAGAAGATGCTTCTTTTAGGTCTCGAGTATCTCAGATTACTACACTGGGCGATCTTAAATCTATTAACAGATACCGCACAGACATCTGGTTACAGAACTCTATAGGAACAGGTGCTGTATCTTGGGGTAATAATATTTTTAATCTTGCTGTTACCGCAAATGGAGATAGTGCGATAATTCAATCTAAGGTATCGTTTCCTTACTTTGCAGGTAAATCCCAACTTGTAGAATGTACTTTCTCTGACTTTGATCCAATACCTAATGTAAGTAAAAGAGTTGGTTACTACGATTATTTTTCAGGTGGTAGTAAACCAGATGGTTTTTGGTTAGAATCTGGCCCAAACAATACTGTTACTTTCAAATTTAATAATGCTATAGGAGGTGTTAGTTACGAATATCCTGCTTCTGACTGGACCAATAGGGATTTTGTTGATCATGACTGGGCTCAGTTTAACGTAGTCATGTTTGACTTTTTATGGTTAGGCGGTTTACGTTTACGCATGTTTATATCAGGACCTAAGGGCTTTACCTTGGCTCATGAAGTAAATTATGCAGGGCAAATGGGGGAAGCCGAACCGTTTATAGGGTATCCTTCACATCCTGTTACATATGAGATATCTACTTCTGCAGCACCAGGAGGTACTTATAGCTTTAAGCCTATTTGTGCACAAGTAGCATCCGAAGGAGCTGTTGATAACGCGGGTATAATGAGAGCTTGTGGTAATAGAAATACAGCAATTACTTTAACCGGGGCTGGTACTAGTTTTCCAGTACTTGCTGTACGTAAAGCATTTGCAAATTCTCCAGTCAAACTAGTAAGTTTTGAATTATCAGTTGCTACTGGTTCAGATAGAGTATATTGGGAAATACAAATTAATCCTACACTAAGCGGGGCATTAACGTATAATCAAATTGATGCTCAATCTACTACGCAGTTTGCAGTAGGTAATGGTACACTTACAGTTACAGGAGCAGGTAGAGTAATTGCATCTGGTTATTTATCTACAGGGCAAGCTGTAAGAACTGTAAACTTTGAGGATAATTTTTTATCTCTTTTAGGTGGTGTTAATCCTGCTATTCCTTCTTCACCAACATTTGCCCCAGACCAATACGTACTTGTAGTAATCCCATTAACCTCACCTGTAAACGTGCTTGCTAGTATGCAAGTTAAAGAATTATAAAATGGATATCTTAAACCTTCTTTATTTAAAAGCAAAGTCTTATCTAAAGACAACAGTTGATAATCGTAACCAAGACTTAGTTGTTCTTGGAGCTAATGTTGGTTTTGACAAACGCCAAGATAAATATCAGGTTTACGGTATGACTGTATCTGATTTTGCTTTACAGTCAAGACCTTATAAGTCTTATGTTGCAATACTTACACAAACCGGTACCGCTGCTCCAACTGTAGCTACGATATTAGATAATACATTAGGTGGTACTATTGTATGGACCCGAACAGCTGCAGGTAACTATACAGGTACTTTAACGGGTGCATTCACTGCTAGTAAAACTATTGGTGTAGCAAGCCCTATTGCACTTAGTGCAACAGCTATGTCAGTTGCATCAGGAGCGATTAGACAGAATAATGCTAATACCATAAATCTTCTAACATATGGTGGAGATGGGTCAGGAGGTTTTATATATGGAGACTTTAGTGGTGGTGGAGGATTTACAGGAACAATAATTGTAGACATTAAAGTATATTTATAATAACATGGGATCAGCAGACGCATGGATGTTTAGCACCAAAGATGTAATCTGGATAGCAATGACAATAGGTTCAGGTTTATCAGCGTATTACGCTCTTAAGCAAGAGCTAGGAAAGTTAAAAGGAAAAGTAGACAAACTTGCTGGAGATATGGTATCTCTAGAGGCTGATCTTACAGCTAAAGAGACTAATATCTATAACAGAATGGAAATACTAAAAGAAGATCAGAAAGCTGCGCACGAGAAGCTTGATCTAAAAATGGATAACTTAACTACTCATATGACACAGTTAAGTACTAATATTGCAGAGCTTACGGGCTATATAAAAGCAAAGAGAGAAGAGGACGGTAAACGTTCTTAGTTTTCATAGATTAGTTTAGTTTTAGGTTAAGTACCTGGGCAAACGTGCCTGGGTATTTTTTTGTTTAAATGTTGTAAGTTTAAACTTTTTATCTATATTTGTCTAAACCTAAATAAGTTAGACATGGAAAACCAACAAGTTTCAGCAGAAGAAATGGCTGCTAAAAAACAAGAATTGATCGCATCATTTGCCGAACAATCTGAAATGTTAGAAGTACAATTGAAGTACGAAACATTAATTGCTGATATCGAAGAACAACGTCTACGTGCTTTAGTAGCACAGATGCGCGCTGCTCAGATATTAGCTCCGGCTCCTGAGCCAAAAGAAGAAGGTCCTAAAGAACCTACTGCTCCACGAACTCTTAAGAAAGAGAAATAATGGCTGTAGTAAATCAGGTACGAAAAACAGTTAGAATGGACTTGTGGAGTATTGTCAAGTTCCAACTAGCTGTGCATTGCCATTTAAAGGCACTAAATGTATCTGATCAGGACTTAAGCTGTCTTACTTTCTTAGCTCTATCGGGGGAGAAAGAACTTACGGAATTCTGTGAGGCTGCTACTAAGAACAAGATTTTTGGTAGCAGCCAATCAGTTCGTAATGCAATTACTAAAGCTGAAAAGAAAAGCTTAGTAGTTAAGAACGGAAAAAGCAAGAAAAAGATATCTTTAAGCGATGACCTAAAGATACAGATTACAGGTAATATTTTGTTGGACTATAAATTCGTACACGTTGAACCCAAAGAAGTCCAACAACCTGCATAAAGATTTAGCTGAAGAGCTAGGTCTATCTGAAGCACTAGTTTCTGATATTGTTTCATACTACTGGAGTAATGTTAGAAAGTATTTAGAATCGATGGATGAGCCCGTTATAGACGTGGAGAATCTCGGAGTATTCTATACAAAAAGTAAATGCCTTCATAAAGAGATACAAAAAAATGAAGACTACGTTAGAATTATCAATCCTGCCAACTTAAAAAAATTTCAGTTTTATAATACAGCTCAACAACGTTTGAAACGATTCTATTCCTTAAAGCAAAAGCTTGAAGATCAGTTAAGTTTGAAACACCAATTTAAAGCAACTAAAAATGAAAATCTTAGAAAAGATCAAGACGGTTTGGAGCACTAAGTGGCTCATTATCGAAGGAGTTTTTAACTACTATTTTACCCGCAAAAAAATAGAGAAGATTGCATATTGGCGTAATGAAATATGTAATAGTTGTCCATTAATAGATTTAGTAGGAGATAAATGTCTGGTGCCTGGTACTCAACCTTGTTGTAGCGACTGCGGTTGTTCCCTTAAATATAAACTTCGTAGCATGTCTTCGGAATGCCCTAAGGGTCAATGGTTTGCTGTAATGACTGAGGAAGAGGAAGATGCATTAAATGCTAAACTAGGAAACAATGGCAATAGTATTTAAACCCGAGACCCATAGTTACATAAGTATAGATCCTAATGAGAATATCACATGGACTAGTGTAACAGGTATTATATCTAAACTTAAGAAAACTTTCGATGCTGATGCTATAGCTCTTGCTTCATCTAAGAAGAAGAAAAGCAAATGGTATGGTATGTCCCCTGAGGATATTAAAGAAGCCTGGAAGAATGAATCACAGAAGGCTGTTAATCTCGGCACATGGTATCATAACCAAAGAGAAGCTGCTTATACATCTTGTAATACTATAGAACAAGATGGGATTATTATCCCTATTTTTAAACCTATAGAGTCTGACGGTATTAAAAAAGCTCCGGAACAAAAGCTTGTAGACGGGATATATCCTGAACATATGGTGTATCTCAAGAGCGCTGGATTATGCGGACAGGCCGATAGAGTAGAAGTAATAAAAGGTATAGTAAATATTTATGATTACAAGACTAATAAAGAAATTAAAACTGAGGGTTATACTAACTGGGAAGGAATCACTGATAGAATGCTTGATCCAGTTAGTCACTTGGACGATTGTAATCTTAACCATTATGCATTACAGTTAAGTTTCTATATGTATATGATTCTTAAACATAATCCTCGCATGCGCGCGGGAAAAATGATCATAGAACATATAGTATTTAAAGAGGCCGGAAGAGATGCATATGATAACAGAGTTGTACTATATGATGAATTTGGTGAGCCTGTAGTAGACAAAATTGTACAATATGATGTACCTTATTTAAAAGAAGAAGTCATTAACGTTATCAAGATGCTTAAAGAATGATGCTTCAGTTAGATCCAATGCTCCCGATTAAAAGGATATCGGATAATATGGAAGGCTATGCTTTTCTTATTATAGATTATTCTCAGGAGCATGATCTACTGTTCACATGTGCTATGGATGACGGAGAGATTTGGACTCTTAATAATAAAGAAATACGCTTTTGTAAAAATATAAGCCTAGACAGAAAATGATTGTTAAACTATTTGATATACAGAATCATAAGGTGATTCCTACAGAACATTGCTATACTTTAAGTACGTTAAAGAATATTATGGATAAGTATCCAGAACAGTACTTAAAGATCTACGAGTACTTATTCTATATGACCTGCCCTAATCCTGATTTAAATCCTTTCTTTTATATTGAGGATATTCATAAGGAAGATATTATCTTAGCTGAAATTGAAGCAGACTTTAGTCCAGAGGATGATTATATCCCCGGTGCATTACAGTTCTGCAAGAAGTTATATGAAACACCAACATCGAGAGCTTATAATGGTATCAAGAAGATGCTAGATAATCTTGCAACCTATATGGAAAAAACTCAGATAACTGATGGAAGAGATGGTAATATAACAGCGTTAGTTAATGCTGCATCAAAATACCAACAAATCAGAGAGAGTTATAAAGGTGCTTATAAAGACCTTCAAGAGGAACAAACTAGTCATGTTCGCGGAGGAGCAGGACTTGCATATGATCAAATGTAATCTTAACTAATATACAATGGCTACTGAAAACATTAAGAAGAACCCGCCAAAGGGAGATATAAAGTTTGCAATAACTTTATCTGAGGAGCAGAAGAGAGCTAAAGAACTAATTTTAGCAAAGCCTTATAACTTTATTATTGGTCAAGCTGGTAGTGGTAAAACACTATTGGCTGTACAGATAGCCTTAGACCTATACTTTAAACGTGAGGTCAACAAGATAATTATAACAAGACCTACTATATCTACAGAGGACAATGGATTTTTACCAGGATCTGAAAAAGAAAAGATGGAGCCTTGGTTAGTACCTATCAAATCTAACATTAAAAAGGTTTACGATAAGCCTGATATCATTACTAAGTTAGAAGATTCAGAAGCTTTAGAACTAGTATCCCTTACACACTTTAGAGGTAGAACCTTTGAGAATGCCGTATGCATTATAGATGAATGTCAAAACTTAACTAAACCTCAGCTCCAAATGTGCTTAGGTAGATTAGGTAAAGGATCATTAATGATCTTTACAGGAGATAATCACCAGATAGATCTTAAGTTTAAGAATGACTCTGCTATTCACGAGGTTCCCAAACTAGAGAAATCCCAATGGGTAAATAAAGTAGTTCTGAAAGATAATCATAGACATGAGGCGTTAAATGAAGTTCTAAGATTACTAAATGAATATTAATAACAACATACAAATACCTACTTATGAAAACGGAGTATGGACTGTGTCTACTTTTGATACTAGAGATGCTTTTAGGGATTTTGTGGTATCTATATTTAAGGAGCCAGGTAAGTATAAGTTTAATGAGACTAGTCTTAAATTTAACGAGCAAGCCCGTTTGTTTAATCAACAAGGTTTTTATTGCGCTTCGCCTCAAGGCACTAAGGACTTTATTATTTACTGGAACGACCAAAAAAATAAATGTCGAGTAGGGGCAATTTACAAGGATGGTAAGGATACATGGTACATACCACGTGATTATTACATGTGGCTAAACTTCCTACCTATCTTTAATAAGGAAACCCAGAAGTTTGGTTTTGCTGATGTCCGTGATGCCCAGTATCATATGGCTCTTTACGAATGTCTAGCAGAATTACATTATAGACATGTAGCTATCTTAAAGAAACGTCAGATTGCATCATCATATTACCATGCGGGTAAGTTAATTAATCAGATTTGGTTTGAAGAAGGGGTTACCCTTAAAATGGGCGCCAGCCTTCTTAAAGGTGTAATGCAAGGGATGTCCTTTGAGAAAGATCCTACTAACGGGGTAGGGGGACCATGCAAGTACTTCTTCCACGAGGAAGCAGGAATTGCTCCTAAGATGGATACAACTTTTGAGTACATCCGTCCTGCTATGAAATCCGGTTTTATGACTACCGGGATGTTTATTGCTGCAGGATCTGTCGGAGATCTATCTCAATGTGAGCCTCTTAAGAAAATGATTACCCGACCTGAAGGTAATGACATTTATGCCATTGAATCTACATTACTAGATGAAACAGGCGCAAAAGGGATGACGGGACTCTTTATTCCTGAGCAATGGTCGATGCCTCCTTTTATAGATCAATACGGTAACTCTAAAGTAGAGGAAGCGCTAGTTGCTTTAGATGAGCAATTTTCACAATGGAAAACGGAACTGGATCCACAAGAGTTTCAACTTCGTATATCCCAGCACCCTAGAACTATTAAGGAAGCATTTGATTTTAGATCTGTATCTGTTTTTCCATCACATCTTATTACAGCACAAACTCGACGTATTGAAGATAAAGAATATGCTGAGGAGCATTTAGACATTTACAGAAACGAAAAGGGCGAACCAGCAGTAACATCCACAAATAAGTTACCTATCAGAGAGTTTCCTATTACAAAAAATACTGAGGATAAAACAGGATGTCTTGTAGTATGGGATAGACCAGTAGAAAATCCAGAGTTTGGAATGTACTATGCATCTGTCGATCCCGTGGGAGAAGGTAAGACTACTACATCCGATTCTCTATGTGCAATATATGTATACAAAACATCTGTTGAAGTAACTAAAAAAGATGTAGATGGGGTTCAAACATTTATTGAAAATGATAAGATAGTGGCAGCATGGTGCGGCCGTTTTGATGATATCAATAAAACACATGAGAGATTAGAGCTTATTATAGAATGGTATAACGCATGGACCATTGTGGAAAATAACATTCCACAGTTTATTACCCATATGATTAACCGTAAAAAGCAAAAGTATCTAGTACCAAGACAGCAAATTTTATTCTTAAAAGATATAGGAGCTAATGCTAATGTATTCCAGGAGTATGGCTGGCGTAATACGGGTACTTTATTTAAAAGTCATATGATAAGTTATGCAATCGAGTTTGTTAGACAAGAGCTTGATCAAATAACTCTAGAGGACGGTAAAGTTGTTAAAACAGTTTTTGGTATTGAACGTATTCCTGATATAATGCTGCTTAGAGAAATGATGGCATATAGAGATGGGGTCAATGTCGATAGACTTGTATCGTTTGCTGCTTTAGTAGCTTTTGCTAAAGTACAACAAGCTAATAGGGGTTATAAAAAACGTTTTGAAGAGACAGCAGCGTCAAAAAACTTGGATAACACCAATAAATTCAGTAAATTAAATATGAGCCCTTTCCGTCACATGGGCGGAGGAGGTCATAAATTTTCAGGTATGAAAGTACCTAAAAATCCATTTAGAAACATAAGATAGTATGCAGATATATAATGCAATGCAGATTAAGGCTGGGGCCAAGGTTGAGTACAACAAAATGGGTACTCTTAACCAGCCTATTCAGTTTATTCCTAGAAGTGAGAAGGATACTGACTGGGCAGCCTGGAACCTAGACTGGTTAGAATGGAAAGGCTTACAGCACGTACGCCGTAATGCTCGTCGCCTGATGAAGAACTATAAACTTGCAAAAGGTATTATAGATAGGGGTGACTATATTATCGAAGAGGATAATGAATATGCGGATCTTATTGAAACCCTTACTAAAGAGGATGCATCAGCATTAGAGCTAAAGTTCTATCCTATTATTCCAAATGTTATTAATACTCTTGTTGCTGAATTTGCAAAACGTTCTAGCGCTATTACTTATAAGTCTGTTGATGAGACATCTTATAATGAAATGATGGAACTTAAGAGAAGTCAAATCGAAGATTCTCTTACTAAAGCAGCAGAACAACAATTAATGATGAAACTTGCTGAGGATGGTGTAGATGTTAATTCAGAAGAATATCAGCAAGCATTATCTCCAGAAAATGTTAAATCTTTACCAGAGATCCAAGACTTTTTTACTAAGTCTTATAAGTCTTTAGTAGAGCAATGGGCGTCTCACCAACATCAGGTAGACGTAGAACGTTTTAAATTAGACGAGTTAGAGGAAAGAGGTTTCCGCGATATGTTGATTACAGACCGCGAGTTCTGGCATTTCCGTATGATGGAGGATGACTATGATCTAGAGTTATGGAATCCAGTACTTACATTCTACCATAAATCTCCTGATGCACGTTATATATCTCAGGGTCAATGGGTTGGTAAATATGATATGATGACCGTAGCAGATGTTATTGACCGTTACGGATGGTTGATGACAGAGGAGCAGATGAATACTCTAGAGCAAATCTATCCTGTACGCTCTGCTGGTTACCCTATTCAAGGTTATCAAAACGATGGTACCTATTATGACGGTACTAAGTCTCATGACTGGAATACCAATATGCCTTCTTTAGGATACCGTCAATATACTTCAATGTGGGATAATACTCTACGCGGGGGAGATATTGTTAACTGGATTCTTTCAGATAGCGAAGACTGGTTCGATATGGGTATGACCAACTTACTACGTGTAACTACAGTTTACTGGAAGTCACAACGTAAAGTAGGGCATTTAACTAAGATCGATGATATGGGATCTGTTACTACGGATCTTATAGATGAATCATATAAGATTACGGATAAACCTCTTTATAATACGGATCTCTTTAAAAATAAGACGAAGGATAACTTGTTATTCGGAGAACATATAGATTGGATCTGGATTAACGAAGTATGGGGAGGAGTAAAGATTGGACCTAACCATCCAACTTATTGGGGAACTAATAACCCAGGTGGTATTAATCCTATTTACTTAGGTATTAACCAGAATAATATTGCGCCAATAAAATTCCAGTTTAAAGGTGATGACAGCCTATACGGATGTAAGCTTCCTGTAGAAGGTTCTGTATTCTCAGACCGTAATACAAGATCTACATCTCTAGTAGACTTAATGAAGCCTTTCCAGATTGGATATAACATTGTAAATAATCAGATTGCTGACATCCTTGTAGATGAATTAGGAACTGTTATCTTACTGGATCAGAATGCTTTACCAAGACATTCTTTAGGGGAAGACTGGGGAAAGAACAACTTAGCCAAAGCATATGTGGCTATGAAGAACTTCCAGATGCTCCCATTAGATACTACTATTTCTAATACAGAGAATCCTTTAGCGTTCCAGCACTACCAGAAATTAGATCTAGAACAGACTAATCGTTTGATGTCTCGTATTCAATTAGCTCAGTATTTTAAAACACAGGCTTTCGAAGTAATTGGTATTACTCCACAACGACTTGGTCAGCAAATTGGTCAGCAAACTGCTACGGGGATTGAACAGTCTTTGAATGCATCTTATGCTCAAACTGAAACTTACTTTATACAACACTGTGATTATTTAATGCCTCGCGTACATGCTATGCGTACAGACTTAGCGCAGTACTATAACTCCACTAAACCATCAGTACGCCTACAATATATTACTTCAGCAGATGAAAGAAAGAATTTCGAGATTAATGGCACTGACCTTCTTCTTAGAGACCTTAATATTTTTTGTACTACTAAAGCTAATCATCGTTCCGTTTTGGAGCAGCTTAAACAAATGGCTGTTTCTAATAACACTTCTGGTGCTTCCATTTATGATCTGGGTAACATACTTATGGCTGATTCGATTCCTGACGTTACTCAAATACTTAAGAAGACTGAAGCGAAAGCTCAGCAACAGCGTCAAGAGGAGATGCAGCAACAACAACAGATGCAAGAACAAATGATTCAGGCTAAGCAAGAAGAGGCAAAAATGAAAATGGAGTTTGAAGCTGCTGAAAATGAGAAAGATAGACAGAATAGAATCTATGAGGCCAAGATTAAATCTGCCGGCTTTGGCGCTGCTGTAGATATTAATCAAAACCAGCAAAGTGATTATCAAGATGCTCTTAAAGAAATCAATCGTACTGAAGCTCAGAACGAAAACATTAATCTTCAAAGAGAAAAAGAAGTCTCTAGGATGACAGAGCATCGCGATAAGATGGGGATCGAACAAGAAAAAATTAATACGCAGCTAAAGATTGCGCAAACACAACTGGACATAGCTAGAGAAAATAAAAACAAATTTGACAAAAAGTCGAATGATAAGAATAAGAAAAAGTAAGCTTTTGCTATAAAATCAGCTATATTTTTTCTAACTACTTAATTTTTAAAGTTTAAACCATAGATTTGCGTATATTAATATTGTAGAGAATTAAAAAACCAACCATATGTCTACACAGAATGCAGAAACTACCTCTATTGAACAAGTAGAGATGAACCTAGACGAGATTCTAGGAACCCCGGGAGCAGAAAACGTTATGCTTCCAGAAGAGGAGAAAAAGCCGAGCATGTTTAGCTCGCCTAAAGTAGACCTCAGTTTTGTTGACAAGGCCGACGATGAAGACGAAGGCGAAGAAAAAGAAACCGCATCTATAGATGATGTAATTGGCGAAGTTGATCCTGATTCAGATTTCAGAAAAAAAGAAGAAGCTGATGATAAACCAAAGGCCGGAAGACCTAAGGTGGACAAAAGCGGAATGGCAGAGCTAGTTAATAAACTTATAGAAGCAGGTAAGTTAGTTCCGTTTGAGGACGAGAAACCTATGGAAGAGTATACCATTAAGGATTACGAAGAACTTATTGAGGCAAACTTTGCTGAGATTGAGAACAAAGTAAGACAGGAGACTCCAGTAGAGTTTTTTGAATCTCTTCCAGAAGAACTTCAGTATGCAGCTAAATATGTGGCAGATGGAGGTCAGGATCTAAAAGGACTGTTTAAAATTCTTGCGCAAGCTGAAGAAGTTCGTGAATTAAATCCAAGTTCTGAGAGAGACCAAGAACAAATTGTACGTGAATATTTACGTGCAACTAACTTTGGTTCAGCAGAAGATATTGAAGAAGAGATCGACGGTTGGAGAGACCGTGGAGACTTAGAAGCAAAAGCTCTTAAGTTTAAACCAAAGTTGGATAAAATGCAGGAGCATGTTGTAGCTCAGAGACTTGCTAAACAAGAGCAAATGAAGAGGCAACAACAAGCAGCATCTGAAGCATATATGCAAAACGTATATAATACAGTTGCCGCTGCAGATCTAAACGGAATTAAGTTAGATAAACGTACGCAGAATATGATTTATACAGGACTAGTACAACCTAGTTACCCGTCTATCTCAGGTAAGCAAACTAATCTATTAGGACATCTATTAGAGAAGTATCAATACGTTGAACCTAACTATAATAAAATTGCTAAAGTACTTTGGTTACTTGCTGACGAGGAAGGATACGAATCGAAAGTAAAGGAACAAGGTAAAGCAGCACAAGTGGAGAAAACAGTACGTCAGCTTAAGACTGAACAAGCTAAGATGGCTACAAGTACTCCAGTTGTAGAGAAAGAAGAAACAACCCAAAGAAGAATCCCACGAAGTGGTAACTTCTTTAAACGATAAAATAACCCTTAAATAAATAAATAAAAATGCCAACTCCAGTTTTAAACAATGGTATATTTCTACGAGATACCAACTACGCCGCTAGTTCACACGTAGATTCTTACCACTTAGTTAACATGCTAAAGAATGCTGAGCCTATGGATTTAGGACCAGTAGATCTTTGGGCAATGGCTCAAAAAATTGAGATGCCTTTGTACCAGATGTCTAGCTTCGGTGGAAAGAACGTAATTAATGTTGATAATGCTCGCGGAGAGTACAAATGGCAAACGCCAGTTGTATTAGATCTTCCTTACATTGTTGACGATGTTGAATTAAATGGAGCTACAGCAGTAGGTGCTGATGGTTCTCTATTTAAAATTAAACTTTCACGTCGCGAATTTGGACATGGTGATATCATCACTTATGACAAGTACAACGGTGCTGAAATGTACATCACTGCTGATGATATCTTCCCAGTAGGTGATGGTTTTGTGTATACTGTACAATTGGTAAACAACGATAACGCTTTTGCATTATCTTCTGCTTACCTTGCACCAGGTACTAAAATCTTCCGTAAAGGTTCTGCTCGTGGTGAGTACGGAGAGCGTTTCTCTGACATCACTACACAAGCTGGTTTCCGCGAATTCTACAACTTCGTAGGAGGAGCTGAAGCGCATGTACACTATTCTGTATCTTCTCGCGCTGATCTTATGATCAAAGGCGGAATGAATGCAGATGGTACTGTACCAGTTACTGAGATCTGGCGTAACTTTGACAAGAACATTGATCCATCTATCGCTAACCTAGATTCTATGGTTTCACGTATGGGTAAGGATTACGTTAAACGTGCAATGGGTAACGGTTCTTTGTCTCGTACTTTCTTGACTACTATGGAAGCAGCTCACTTGACTAAGGTAGCTAGCGACATTGAAACTTACTTAATGTGGGGACAAGGTGGACGCGTTCGTCAAGACGGTCCAGATGATGTACGTTTGTCAGTCGGTCTTTGGAAGCAATTGGACAACTCGTTCAAGCGCGTTTATAACAAATCTGGTTTCAACTTAGATTTGTTTCGTTCTGAATTATACAACTTCTATGCTGGTAAGGTTGACTTCCAAGGTCCAGATCCTAAGCGTCAGTTGATCGTACAAACAGGTATGGGCGGTATGCGCATGGTTAACGAAGCAATCAAACGTGAGGCTATGTCTTCAGGATTGTTGATCCAAGCTGCGGATATTGGAGCTATCACTGGTAAAGGTATGGATTTGAACTTCGGATTTGCTTACACTTCTTATGTTATCCCATTCTTGGCTAACGTTAAGTTCGTATTGAACCCAGCATTCGATAACTTACATACTAACGATATTGAAAACCCAATTATCGATGGTTTCCCATTGTCTTCTTATAGCTTCATCATCTTTGATATTACCGATAACACTAACGATAATATCTTCTTGTTGAAACTTAACTGGGATAACCAATTGAAATGGTGGTACCAAAACGGAACTATGGATTACATGGGTCGTACTCAAGGATTCCAAAGTTCTGGACAGTTTAACGGATACCGCGTATATATGACACAAACAATGCCTGCAATCTGGGTTAAAGACCCGACCAAAGTATTGAAAATCGTTATGCGTAACCCAGTTACTGGTGGATCATTCTAATCTTAAATAACCTGTAAAAAATTGGGGGAGGCTAAAAATCTCCCCCTTTTTTTACTACTTTTACAAAAACCAATTAATTAAAAACCAACAATGGCGACAACATTTACAAAAGTCGAAAGGTATTCCGAAACTAAAAGGAGTCCAATCGCAATTAGACCCTACTTCGATGATCGTATCGGAAATATGGGATTAGAGAAATATGGTATGGCTCTTTACGAAGGAGTTAAACATATGGAACAATTAGCATGTCTTGAATTCAACGGAATCAAGAGATATGTAACCGGACTTAACGAGTTTGCTCCAGAGATCAAGAGTATTCCTGATCCTGAATTAAGAGAAGCAATTATTCGTGATATCCGTAGCGTTATTGCAGAACTTGAAAAAGAACTTGCGGCTAACGTAATTGACGTTGAAGACAAAGACTTCTGGGCAAAAGTTAAATTACTTAGACCGGATAACGATGACTTCTGGGGAAAGATTGAAATAAAAGCTGGAAACGAACCAATCTATTTGGATCCAAAAGATCCTTATGACTTGGTAAAACTTTACGCTATTAACGCTGGAGGTTTTAGTATTGTAGCGAGAAGCTATGAGGAAGCTAGATCAAAGATGCCTGCACCTAAGTTTTACTTAGACAAGCATGTTGAAACTGTTTCTACCAAAACTGAAAGTAAGAAGTTACGTAATAAAGCTCTTGCTGAATTACAGAAGTTGTTCGATAAGAATACAAACAAACTTCTTTATATTGCTAAAGTTGTAGATACGGCTAGTGCTCAGTACAGAAAGAGTACTCCTAATGATGTTATTTATGACAATATGGATAACTTTATTAATGGTACAGGTTCTGAAAAGAATCCTAATCGTGCTGCACAAATGTTCTTAGACGCTGCTGGTTTAGGTATGGAAGTACTTAAATTAAAGGCTATGGTTAAGGACGCTACGTTTTATAAATTTATTGTAACAAAAGCTGATGGGTTTGTATACACTGCTGAGAAAAATATTCTTTTGGGACGTAACCAAACGGATGCAGTAGAATATTTAAACAATCCTCTTCATGAAGATGTTTTGGTAGATTTGTTAAAAAAAGTAGAAAAATATTGGAATCAATAACTATCTTATATATAAATACTTAAAGAAATGAAAAATTCAGGTGCAAAAGGTATTGGTGGAAAATCCAATCCTAATAACATGGCAGTATTTAATGCTATTAAAAATTCTGCTGGTAAGTCTTCTGGTAAAGTAAACCCTAGCCCAGATGCTACAAAGAAGTCTAAAGGTAAATCATCAGGTGGGGTTAATAAACCACAACCTAAACCAGGACGTTAATGGCTATCCTTACTAAACAGGAAGCTAAAAACTTAATTCATTATAAGAAGGCCTCTCCTCCTAAATTTGCAGGGGGAGGGACTTCTAAATGTGGCTTAGTTCAATCTTCTAAAAAGAAATAACATGGCAGCTAAAAAATCAACTAGCCCTAGAAAATCTACTGCTTCAATCAGTATCTCTTCTCCAAATAAAGCGGAGATGCGTAAATGGGAAATTGAATCAGCTATGAATACTTTACGTCGTGCAGAAGAAATTCGTAAGGACGCTAAGATGATGACTGATGTAAAGAAATTTGCCCAAGAACAAATCAAGATGCTAGGAGGCATGGTAAAAGGAAAATAACATGGCTAAAAAAGAAATGATTAAACGCAAGGACGGTAGCACATCTCAAAGAGGACTTTGGGATAACATCCGTGCTAATAAAGGTTCTGGAAAGAAACCTACAGCAGAAATGCTAAAGCAAGAAAAAAAGATTAACGCTAAATCTAAAAAGAAATGATGAAGAATATAAAAAAACAAGATGCGGGCAAGAAGCCTAAATATGCTGCAGGAGGTTCTACTACTAGCAAGTTAGCTGGAATGTACGGTGATCCAAATAAAGTAACAAGAGGAGATGTTATTACCGCTGCTAAGAAAAATGCAGGTACTATGAAAAGAGGCGGTGGTGTAAAAAAGAAATGTTAATGACTAAGAAAGCTAAAGTATCTGCAGGAGGCGAGAAGCACGTAGTCTATAAAAAGACTACTAAGAGAGGAGAAGGTAAGGTTGGTAATATTATGGTTAACCATCCTACCAAAGATAAAGGCGAATGGGATACTATAGATCTTACTAAAAAAGCTGGTGCAAAGACAGTACGTGAAGGAGTAGCAGCTACAAAGAAATGGCATAAAGAAAACCCTTATCCTAAAGACAATGGCAAAAAGTCCGGCATGGCAAAGAAAAGAAGGTAAGGCTCCAAGCGGAGGCCTTAACGCTAAAGGGCGTGCTTCTTATAATAGAGAAACTGGTGGGAACCTAAAAGCCCCACAACCAGAAGGCGGTTCTAGAAAGAAATCTTTCTGTGCTCGCATGTCTGGTATGAAAAAGAAACTAACCTCTTCAAAAACGGCTAATGATCCTGATAGCAGAATCAATAAGTCACTTAGAAAATGGAAATGCTAAAACTATAATACTATGATGAAAGGTTGTGCAAAATGCGGAGGATCCTATAAGAGAGGAGGAAGTCATCCGGGATTTAAAGCAGTACAAGCAGGTATTGCAAAAAAGCAAGGAGTATCTAAAGAAGCTGCTGGAGCTATCTTAGCTTCTGCTGCTCGTAAGGCATCTTCTGCTGCTAAAAAAGCTAATCCTAAATTGAAACGCGTTAAAGGATAATGAATAACACTACTCTACAGCTTAAGATTAAGCAAAGACTTAACAAGCTTGCTAGTAACGATTACGATAATTTCGAATGCTGGCAAATTGTAGAGGCTTTTAATAAAGCGCAGATTCAATGGGTTCGTCGTCAACTTATCGGAATGAATGCCGAAAAGCAAGGAGATGAACAATCTACTCGTAAAGTAGATGACCTTCAGAACTTATTAAAAGAAGTTTCAGTAGAGCTTTATCAAAAAAATCTTTACCAGGAAACAGAGCTTCTTCCTGCAGACTATTTACAGTTTAAACGTATTGATGCTAATGCTAGAAAAGGATGCTGCGAAGATCCTCAGAGCATAACTGTTACGTATTTAGCGGAAGAACAGAACGTTCCTGTTTATCTACAGGATTACTTACGTAAACCTAGTTTTGAATGGGGAGAAACTTTCTGTACTCTTGTTGGAGATAAAGTACGTATATATAATGACAATGATTTTGAAGTTGTTAACTGTTATTTGATGTATTATAGAAATCCAGTTATGATTCAAATCGCGGGTTGTACTGACCCGTATACCCTACAAGTATCTGCCGCTGATGTTATTTGCGAATTTGCAGATAATATAATTGAAGTACTTATAGACGAAACAGTACAAGTACTTGCAGGAGATATTGAATCGATGAATCAGTATTCTATTGCTAAATCATCTGGAGAAGAAAACACATAATAACTAGAAATAATGGCTGAACAACCAAGAAATTTACTAAAGCGAAATCCTGAACCTGTTAAAAAACTTAGCAGACCTGAGGTTGCTGTAACACAGCCTAAAGAGGAGCCGGCAAGACCGCAACCTACCGCTGATACTGGAGTAGGGGGTAGTTCACTTGATAATATGACTGCTGCATGTGCAACAGAAATGATGAATGCTGCCGTAAGTTTTCACAGATTACATTTAAAGATAAAGGGTGACGGTTCTTATGCTGCTCACAAAGCTCTTGGTGATTTTTATGACGGACTACACGGACATGCTGATACTCTTGTAGAAAGTTATCAAGGCGCTGCCGAAAAACTTTTATCCTACAAAGACATGCCTATACGTACCTTAGATACTGTAGCGGATGCTGTAGCTTATCTTAGAGATATGTATAACTCTATTAGTAAACTTCAAGGCATGTTGCCTTATTCAGAGATAGTTAATAACCTTGACTTAGTTAAGGATGCTATAAACTCTGCTAAATACAAACTACTTTTCTTGAAATAATTTGGAAGGAATAAAAACTTTCCTTATATTAACTATATATTTATAACCCTTAAAAACAAACAACATGGCTTATTTTAATCATGCGTTCCAGAAAGCGTTCATCGGAACAAGCGCTTTCAACATGAATGCTAGCAGCTCTAACGTAGCACCATATGTGTCTGCGGCTGGAGCAACATCGTCCGGGACCACCATTACGGTTGGTTCAACCACTAACCTTACTGTTGGTATGCAGGTAACTGTAACAGCGGGTCTTGGTAATTTTGGCGTAGGTACATTTGTAACTGCAATTGTATCTGCTACAGTATTTACTGTTAACGTTGCTCCAGTTGTAGCCCTTTCAGGCGGTGCTTCTGTAGTTAGCGGTTTCTTCTCAAGTATGTCTCAGCCTACTGGCGGATTTACTTTTGTTGATCCTAACACTTTGCAAACTCCAATTATTGACAACGCTACCATTGCTTCACACGGTCTTAAGTGTCCACTTGTATTAGCTTCTGGTTCTGTTCACGGACAATGGACCGCAGGTAAAGACAAAGTTGGTCCTTTCCACGGTGGATATTCTGAGTCTATCAAGTCTAAGACTATTAACCCTAAATATGTTAGCAACTTCTACCGTGTAGATTCTTGCCCAGCGCAACAAGCTCAAGTAACTGTAGGTTTGACTACTAGTACTCCAATTGTTCTTACAAGTGTTTCATCTTCTTCTACAACTATTACAGTATCTTCTACTGCTGGTATCTTACCAGGTATGACAATTGCTGTTGTATCAGGAACAGGTACTCTTGCTACTTCAGTAAATGCTAACGTTGTACAAGCTGTAACTGGAACAACTACATTTACAATTTTAACTGCTCCAACTGTAGCATTAAGTTCTGCAACAATCTCTGTATCTAGCGCTCTTACTGCAACTTGTCCACAAGAATACTTGTGCGGAGAGACTTATAGCTTGCGCGTTGACCTTAAAGGTTCTCCAGCATTGCGTTTCTTAACTCGTAACTCTTACTATACAGCTTCTGCTTATACCGGATGTTGCCCAACAGGTTCTCTTGCTCCAACAGCTGTTAACCCATTGATTGTTTACGTTAACTGGGCTTACCAATTGTTGAACTCTCCTTTGATCGGCCCATTCATTCAAGTACAAGTTACTTACTCTACTGACTTAGGTGTAACATTTGCAGCTCTTGGTGACGGTACTAACTCTGCTGCTAACTTAGCTTTATTGCAAAGTTATGTACTAGGTAATACTGCTCTTCCAAGTAATACTACTTCAGCAAGTTTGACTCAAGCTGGTATCATTATCAATGGTGCTTATGCTGATACTCGTTTCTTAGATTGTACTTTCTACCCTAACGATTCTATTATTGCATTCTTGGAGCCAATTCAAGTTTATGCTTCTGAAGTAGATTTGAACGGAGATCCTTGTACTTTCTCTGGAGTTTGTGTAAACAACAGCTGTAAAGCTATCCAACAAAAAGGAACTGGTGAGAACATCATCCGTAGCGTAATCATGACGCAGGCTTATAGCCAAGATCCTTTCTACAATGGTCAAGATCTACGTATTCGTGAGATTACTAACGGTAATGACGTTTACGGTACTATTAACCGTAACTCTCAGTACTCTCGTTACTACTTACAACACAGCGTACCACGTTTCAACAATCCTACTGGAACATTTGATAACGAACAGTACTTGTTGGAAATCATTGCTCCCGCTACCGTAAGCTTAACTACTAGCGCATCTGTTGCTACTGGTGCTCAGAACTTAACTGCAAGTAACATCATTAACTTCACTACTAGCGGTGTAGTAACTGGTTATGTAGCAACAATTACTTACTTCCCTCCTGGATCAACTACAACAGCTACTATTACTGGTACTGTTACGGTTAGTGCAGGTAACATAGCAATTACAGTAGCAACAGCTGCTATTCCTGCTGGATCAGTAATTACTTTCCAAGCTGCATTTACTAAGAACTTTGAAGACTTCACAAACCGTTGGATTGCGAATGCTCAAGGAGCTTCATGTGTTGCACTAAACGTGCATAACTGCCCAGTAGCTTGTGCTGTAATTCCTGCTAACCCATAAGGTTAACTAATATTTAAAAAAAAGGGGAGGGACAAAAATCCCCTCCCTTTTTTTATTTTTACACTATATCTTTGTAACTTAGTACTATGGCACAACACCTATTATCTTTAGATATTCCAGATACGTTAACTACTTGCGTAATACGTATAGTAGACACAAGTACGTATAATATTAACGTACCTATTGAATGCCCTCGTTTAGAGATTACTTGCCCTGGTTTTACTACGGCTTCTGTATTTGAAGATCTTGGTACTGTTAGCACTACAAGTAGTTTTGATGTTAATATTACAGCCTGCGGCTTAGATACACAAACTACTAATTGTGATAGTTACAGAAACAATGTTACAGATGGGGTTTATGTTATCAGATATAGCGTAGCCCCACACCAATTAGTTTTTGTGGAATATAACCATCTGAGAACAACAGATGCAATGAATAAAATCAACGAACTTCTATGCTGCCTAGATGTTCCTAATTGTGAGCCTCAAGCTCCAATTAAAGCTAAGTTACAAGAAGTGCAACTTCTTACAACTATGCTTAAAGCAGCAAAAGCTAAAGTAGAATATTGCCATGAGCCTTCACAAGGTATGGCTATTTATAATTACGTAATTACAAGATTAAATAAATTATCTTGTGGATGCGGATGTGGAACATGCTAATTTTTTTAAAAACCAATATATTATGTCAATAGCAAAATGTTCAAACTGTGGAAACGCTATGTCTTGCGGATGTCAAAGAAGAGTAACAGCTGACGGAAGACAAGGATGTACGAATTGTATTAACCAATTACAGGCTCAGCCCGCCCCAAGGCCTGCTCAGCCGCAAAAAAATTAAAGAATGGCATTATTTGGTAAAACGTATTTAACAGGAGATAGCGGCCTTTTTAGAGTTTATAACCATTCTACTGAGTTATGGACAGACTATAGTGGCTTTACATCCGTAGATCTTTATGATGTTAAAACTGATAAGTTTTATCTAAATCCTGATTATGCTATTATATGTGGCGTAAATTATATTGGCTATACGAGTAATGCTGGAGCACTAGTTACACAAGTAACTCCACCTGTAGGTAGTATTACATCGGCTTACCAAATATCTATTCCTGAAGGAACCATACCAGGTACTACCTTATATCCCCCAGCTATCTATATAGCCGGTAGCAGAACAGCGGGTTTACCAGGAGTAATAAAATCTACAGACGGCGGCCTTACTTATACAATTGTAACAGGAGGCTTAAATATACTATTTGGTAATACTGCTAGAAGTATATATTTTTCAAGTGCTGATTATGGAATTCTAGGTCATGGCGGAGCAATTGCTTTTACAGTAAATGGAGGAGCCAGCTGGTCATATTTAAATGGAGGTTTAGTTCTTGCTGTTGGTGAAACTGTATCAGGCTTATTAATGAGTCAGGATCAGCAAACTATTATTGCAGCAACTGATAAAAAAATATATAGGAGTACAAACGGTGGAACAAGCTTCTCAGTTGTATATACCTGGGTAGATCCTGATTATTACACGGTATCTCCAAAATACACTACTCTGACGCAATATAATATTAACGGTGGCGAATTAGATAATAATTCGCACATATGGGTATCAGGAGGAAACGGTCCTATATTATACAGTTCAGACATTGGAGTAACGTGGTCAACAGTATTTCCTGGACAAACTATTGGTGATGATAATCGACAGATGTTTGGTGCAAGTTTTTATTCTCAAAATGAAGGCTTTTTTACATATGATAAAGGAGCCGATTCTCTAGGACTTGTATATAAAGCAACTAATGCTAATACATCAATTTCAACAACATCCTCTAATGTATATTTTCCAGATTATGACAACGGTTACTCTTTATGGACTACAAAACTAATAGAGGGTTGTGGATGTGAACCTGGATTCTTTTGGGATGAAGCTTCTCAACAATGTATTACACATACCCCAATGTGCCCAGAGGGTATGATTTATAATCCAGATAATGATCAATGTGAAGGCACAATTCCAGGATGTGAGACAGACATAGCGATAGTTATAGATGTATCAGGATCAATCAGCCTAACTGAAATGCCGGAGTATAAGAATATGCTTCGCGGTATTATAGACGGTCTAGAAATGGGCTATGATATTAATGGTAATTTAAACACTATTGCTAATAGTCTGGGAAGAATTACTTCTGGAGAAATTAGAGTAGGGCTAGTATTTTTTGCAACTGATACATCTACTCCTGTTGGTGGAGTTAGTTTAAATTATGGTCCTGCCGCATGGCAAGCAGGTGGAGCTAATAACTCTCCCGCAGGTACCGTAGCTAATCCTGGATCTCTTAAAGCTGCAATTAATAGCATGGGGATTCCACCTAGTAATATAAGTAATATTCCACCTGATAGTATAGACCCATATGGGATACCTTATACTGAGGGTATTTTATTTACAAACAGCTTTGCTGGTTTAGGCAGGGGCTATGATGTCGTATGGGGATTTAATAGTCGATCTGGGGCAAATAAAAAAATATTATTTGTAACAGATGGTTGGCCAAATTATATTAATCCTACCGCTTTATTAAGCAATTATGGAGTAACGCTCCCCCCTATAATAACATCCTTTGGTACAACTCCGGGACTTCCTGTATGCGGGGCAGACGGTACAAATGATATTAATAGCGTTATCCAAGCCACTTATCAAGAAAGAAGACTTGCTGATTACATTGCTACAATGGATTTAGCTCAGGAAATTAAGGCGGGTACAGCTAGTACAGCTACGGGAGCATCTGCTGGAGCTACAGATATAACATTAATAATTACTGGAGAAACACTAGAACAAAATGTTACTAAAGCAGCTTTTGTTGGAATAGACCCAACTGATTCAGGAACAGCATGTTATTTAGATACATCATCTATTTTCGGAGTTGGCTACGATTCAAATAAAGATAATGCTGGAATAGATGTTGCCTCCCCTATAAATGTAGGCGACTGTCCGAGTTGGAATGGTAGCTATACAACATGGGATAAATTCCCAAGCAATGCTGTTTCTGGCTTACCGGATTATTTCCAAGTAGATCTTATACCTAGCGCCTATGCTAATATAGGATCTTTTATAGCACCGTCTTTAATTTGTGCTACTACAGCTTCTGCTCTTACTTGCACAAATCCTTGTCAAATAGTACAGGACCCTACAACAGCCGTTTATTATTGCGACTGCGTATCTACTACGCCTTTTAATACTTGCTGCTATGATTTAATCAATTGCGCTGATAATACTGTTTACGCATCCGTAAATACTACTGGTCAGAGCGTTGATTTTATGGCTCAGTTTATAGGTCAATATATATTTATAGAAGGAGTTGCGGCATGTCTTTATGTAACGTTAAATAGCGGATGCACAAGCTCTACTACATTAAATGTTACTGTAGACCAAATTACCGCATATGTAGACTGCGTAAGTTGTAACGAAGTTGAGGAAGTTGACCCTTACTATAACTTATATAATTGCTCAGATCCAGGTACTGTGGTATTTCAGACTACTACGGATTTGTCATCTTATATAACAGATGGAGCAAATGAAATGACCCCTATATTAACTTTTGTAGAGTACCCTGATTTATGTTTTACTGTAGAACAAACATTTACATTCCTCCCTCAAGTTGATGTAACTGTAGATGTAGCTTATAACGATTGTCCAACCTGTTTATCTTATCTCTGCTGATTATGATTGTAATGTGCTGTTTAAAAGCAATTAATTGCGATACCGGAGCTGTAGTATGGATCAATATTGGTCCAGAAGGAGCACCATCATATATTGCATGGGATGCTGAAATTGGTAATAACTTTACCACAACTGATCCCTTACTACCAGGAACCTGGATAGTAGATTCAATCTGTTGCAGCGGCAGCTGTCCAGGTTATTTAACAAACTGTCAAGTAGGGGCAATTGTAATAGATCTTTCTTCTGTAACTTTTGGTGCAGCCGGTTGCCCTGTGGCAAGTATCCAATTACTTAATTGTCAAGACGGTACATCATTATTTGTTGACGGTATTGATTTTAGTTATGTAGGTTCTGTAATAACTATTGAAGAATATCCCGGTTGTTGGGAAGTTATAGATGCTGCGGTTGTACCTGATGAAACAGTAACATTCTTAAATGGATTTACAGATTGTACTTGCTGTTTAGGGGAAGTATATCCGCCACCGCCGCCACCTCCTCCTCCGCCACCGCCAGATCCAGAGATAGATCCAGAACCACCTGTAATAGTAGTAGTTCCTGGACCTGGAGCTGTAGCACAGGAAGTATCGGAACTTCAAGCAGCAACTACTCCTGCATCACCTAGATTATTTTATCAGGTTACACAAGGAGCATGTGATATTAAGGCTAATGTTAAGTTTGCTAATGGTTATTATAAGCTATTCTTAGGTCTTAAGAATGGATACGGTAACTGTTGCGATACGATCGACCTAGATAAACTATGGATTAAGAAAGAACAATCTGACTATTCCGTAATGAATGATCCAAATGCTTGTAGCACGCCTGCAGAGGTAACGCCAATTATTTGCCCAGAACCTAGCTAATTAAATAAAAATTTTGTAAATTATATATATGGCACTTCCATTAGAACCTACGAATACACAGAGAAGCTGTACGCCTATCTCTAGTAACTGCGTTACCTGGCAAGGTCCAGATATCTCATGTATAAACTTATGCAGAGGAGATAGTATCTCCGACGTAACATATAAGATGGCTGTACAGTTATGTACTCTTCTTGATGATTTAAAAGTATCAGGATTTGACGTAGATTGTTTCCCTCCTATTTCACCAAAACCGGAGAGTGTAAAAGACATTATTCAGTTTATCTTAGACCAGATTTGTATTTTACAGGGTAATACACCTACGCCTTCAACAACAACTAAGGCAAGTGTTGTAAGTACTGAGCTAGTTCCTGTTCCAGCATGTTTACAATTTCCTAATCCATTAGGCGATATGGTAGTTCAGCTACCCGTATACGATTTTGCTACGCTTATTGGTAATACTGTTTGTGGAATCATAGATGGTACAGTAACTATAAACAGAACCCTTTCTGTACACACTAAAGAGATTAGTTCTATATCACAAGTTGTATTTCCAGCAGGGGGATTAGTTAAATCTGTAAAAGATCAGATAATTATTCCTGAAGGCGCATGCACACTACCTGGTAGCACTAATATTCCTATAGTAGATTTTATTGAAGTATTTGAAGCAGACTTTTGTGCTTTACAAAATGCTACAGGAGACATTAATGCTATTAACTCGGCTATTAGCCAACAATGTATTAATCTTGATACTTCACCTACCTTAAGTAATCCTAAAATCTCTATGGCCGGTTTACCAGGATGGTTAGGCGCAGGAGATGTTAATACTATGGCAGCAGCCGTAAATAACCTATGGGTTACTTTATGCGATATGCGTTCTGCTTTACAAAACGTAGTTACAAATTGCTGCAACACTAGTTGTGATGCTGTTGAAATTAGGATGGATGCATCATTTGATAGCCCTAATATCGACCTTGCATTTACAGGATCAGTAGGATCTTTTGTAGACTGTTTTGCAGACGGTATGTTTGTTACTATTACAGATGCCTTTGGTTTGACTTACACTGAGCAAGTTTCAGTAATTCCTAGTCTTGGTGGATCTGTTCAAAGTATCGATTTATCATCTAGCCTACTAAACTTATATACAGACTATACCGTTAAACTAGATGTATGTGCTTCTAATGGAGATATTACATGTAACAAGTGTTTAACAGTAGGAGTAGAGAATTCTAATACTTGTCCAGCTATGAGCTACTCTATAGGATCACCTTATGATTACATAGACTTTAGCTTTACTAATGCTATTGCCGGAGGTGTAACATACATTGTAGAATGTTGGAATAGCGGTATAACTGCTGTAGTAACAACTGCTACTATTGTAAATCCATCGACAGGTACTGTAAGCGGAAGACTGGAGGGGCTTGCTGGTACAACATACCAGGTTAGAGTAAGAGTTATTATAGGCGGTCTTATCAAAGACTGTGATTATCAAACAGTAGTGGTCGACTAATAAACTAAAAATATGGCTTGCACAACTTGCGGTTCTAATACCGTATCATCAAATAAAACATGCGGTTGTAAGGATTTACCCCTTACAACTGCTGCTACTTTTACATGTCCTCCTGATATAACTTGCCCAGATCCAACTCCATGCTATGAGACTATTCAAGATACCTGTGTAAAACACAGCTCTCTATATTCTATATATCAGTTTGGTAATACGATAAATGATAATGGTTATTATCCAGCATTACCTGCAGGAGCATCTTTAGAGAATGCTTATCAGGCTATGTCTGTACAAAGTTGGGATATAGATTGTCTTCCTCCAATTAATGTTCACCCTAGTTATGTAGGCACAACTACTATTATTCTTAACTGGGAACTTACTGGAGCTGATTATTATAATGTAAGTTATGGTACAATACCGGGTATATGGACAACAACTTCTAACTTAACAACTAATAGTTATACCCTTACCTTACTTAATCCAAATACCAGTTATTATTTTATGGTAACAACCAACTGTGTTGACGATGACGCCAATTCTGATAGCGCTATTATAATCATTAAAACATTATAGTCCACGTTTGTTGGTTTAGCGTGACTAAACAAGAGAGACCCTCAGGCAAAGGCTTGGGGGTTTTTCACTATATTTGTTTAGTATTCAATGATGTATTACTTTTAAAGCTAGAATAAATTTCGTAAATTGTACTAAGGCGTATGCAGAATTTTAAAAAACCAGACCTCAATGCCCCGCGATATAGAGCCCCAAAAGTTAAGTTAATTACTAAACAGTATCTTAAAGACTTTAAAGCTAAGTATCCAGAACATAAAGACGTTGACTACGCGTTAACTAAAAAAATAGTAAAGGCTTTTAACGAAAAGCTTTGGAGAGAAACTATTGAAAATAGAGATGGTATAGAGTTACCTGAGAACCTAGGTTATTTATTTATAGGGGCTTGCCAGCAACCTACTAAGGAAAACATAGATTATGGTAAGTCAATTAAATACGGTGTTAGAGTTACTCATAAGAACTGGGATACAGATGGTTACATTAGTAAGATATTCTATAGTAACTATCAGTCTCGATATAAATTACGGGACAGGGTTCTATGGGGATTTACCGCAAACCGATATTTTAAACGAGCTGTTACTAAAGAGTTTCGAGATAACTGGAAGAAGTTTATAGTAATAGATAAGATGTTTACAGTATCAAAGCTCTTTGATAAAGCAAGTATGAAGAATCGAATAGCTAGACAGACAAAAGAAAAGTTAAAAGAATATAACGAATTTGATCTAGAAGATTAATTATGAAAACAGTAGGAGAAGCAGTATCTCGCGTTAGAAATATTATTAAGGCCGTAGACATGGATGATTTTATCACTGACCGTGTTATCTATAGCCTTATAATGAAATACGCAGGGATGTACATTAAGCGTCAAAGTAATCAGGGAACTGGAACAAAGTTCTCTAGTATGTTTAAACGTTTACCATGTATACCACTTATCGATGTTGATAAAGTAGAAGCATGCTGCGAACCTAGATCGGGTTGTACAATTAAACGTACACAAACTAGAATACCGAATGTAATGGAAGGACCTCAAGGACCATTATTACGTACTGTAACATCTATGGATGGTTTTACTGAGGCCTATCGGACAACTCCTACTTTATATAATAGTATGAGTAAAACATCTGCATTCAAGTATAACAAAAATACTTATTTCTGGCTTATGGATGATTATATATACATTCCTAATGTTGAATGGGAAGGTTTATCCGTAGAGGGGATTTTTGATGCAGGAGTTATGGGATTTAGTTGTGAAGATCCTTGTATGCAACGTCAACAAGAATTACTAGGAATACCTCCCGAACTTTTTGCAGAGATAGAACAACAGGTTGTTAACGATTTCCTTAAATCTGCTCAAATACCTCAAGATCAATTTATTTCAGATAAACAATCTATATATAGATCATGAACTATAATTACACTCTTAAATATAGAACTTTTGAATCACTACTTGAAGATGTCAAGCTTGATTTAAAAAGTTTAGTTACTGACGGAAGTATAGATCCTTCACAGTTAATTAAAGTAGCTACACGTATTAATTACGATCTTGGTCTACGTATATACATGACTAAGGAGAGACTACTTATTGTAGAGAAGGGCCGTGTACGTTTACCGGATGATTTTTATGTAATGAACTTTGCATTAGTATGCGGGGAATATACAGAAGATGTATCAATGCCGCAAGGTACTAATGTCCAACAAGTTACGCCAGAATGGAGACCGTGGGTAGAAGCTAACTATTGCTCAGATATATCATTACCGTCTCAACCTGTATGTTTAACTCAGTGCGGAACTGAATATCAGTTAGTACAAATTGTCAATAAACAGACTAGAACTTACAAGTTGTTTTCTCCAATTAGATTTAGAAACTCCCAGTTTGTAGATTGTGAATGCCCCAACTTACAGGCTAGCTGGGCAAGAGACGAAGCTTATATTAAAGATGGTTGGATTTATACCAACTTTAAAGAAGGTAAGTTATATATTAATTATCAAGGAACTCTAGAAGATGCTGACGGACATTTAATGGTTCCTGATCATCCTTATCTTAACGAGTATTATGAATACGGATTAAAGAAACGTATTCTAGAAAACTTAGTGATGGATGGTGTAAACGTAGCAGCACAAATTCAATTAGTTGCGCAAGAATATCGTGCAGCAAGAAATAATGCTCTTACCGTAGTTAATACTCCAAACTTCTCTGAGATGGAGAAAGTATGGTCTATGAACCGTAAAGCAATGTATGGTAAGTATTATGACATGTTTAAGTCATACCCTTATCCAATGAGTAACCTAAGAGTAAATAACGCTGTTTAAACATGGCTAAACAAAGAGGATCACAAGCTGGTGCTGCTAACCCAGCTCAGGCTAATACATCTGATATAACCGTAAACTCTTTTAACAAGGGTATGGTTAAAGACTATGATGTCACGTATGCTCCTGAAGGTACGTGGAATCATGCACGAAATGCTATTAATAATAGTAAGTCGGGAGATGTAGGTTTGATTGGTAATGAGCCGGCAAACGAGTTTTGTACGCAAGCCCCCTATACAGTAATTGGATCAATTCCTATTTATCAAGATTACTTTGCAATCTTTTCTACAAATGATACTGACTCGGAGATTGGGATATTCCATGAACCAAGTTGTACGTATATACCTGTAGTAAACGACCAGTGTCTAGCATTTAATAGAAACAATCTTATTATTGGAGATGCTAAATATAAATTTGACTGTACTTATGACCTTTATTGGGATGACGGATTAAACGTAAGTCGTAAACTAAATATCGGTCAGGTTGAATTAGACTCCTATCCTAATATATATAATAATGAACCTTGGCCGGGAGTACCTTATATATGTAATGAAGTACCAGCTGGTTCAAATGCCGACTGTATTATATGTGAGAACGTTATACCTCTTGCGTTAAACTGCGAAAAAATACGTTTAAATAAACGTATGCTAATTCCTTGTGTTTCAGTTAGTAAGGGTTTATCTGGCGGTCAACTACGAAATGGTTCTTATTATGCAGTAATTGCATATTCGGAAAATCAGCAAAGAGTTACGGATTATTTTTCTCCGTCTAATATCCAAGCTTTATTTTCCCCTAATACAGCGGGGAGTTCATTAAATATAAGTTTTGGTAATTTAGATACAGAGAACTTTACTGAGTTTCAGTTAGTTGTGGTACATACTACAGATCAACAAACCGTAGCATCTCAAGTAGGATTCTATAGTACCCAAACGCATTCAATAAGTTTTGATTATGTATCAGCTACATTACCTTCTATTCCATTAGAGTATATTCCGTTACGTACGCCCGGCTATGATAAATCTGAAGCTATGTACGATGTTAACGGATATCTTATTCGTGTAGCTCCCACTGAAAAGTTTGATTTTAACTACCAACCCTTTGCAAACCAGATAGAAGCAGAATGGGTTATGATAGAGCAACCTTGGGACTATTATAGAAAAGGTGGTAGTACTGTAGGATACATGCGAGATGAGGTATATGCATTTTGGATAAGATTTGTATATAACGATGGTAAGAAATCTAGCTCATATCATATTCCGGGTAGACAGGCGTTTGACTGGGAGTTAGAAAATTATAGTCCTAGCGATTTAGATAACATCGAGCGTTCTCAAGACCCTAACTACCAAACTAAAGTATGGGAAGTAATTAACACTGCTTATCCGACTAACTTACAAATACCCTTAAATAATGCTCCCGTGACTCCTGGTCAAGTAATTGCTTCAGGTAAAATGGGATATTGGGAATCAACTGAGCAGTATCCTAATAGTAATCCCGAAGTATGGGACGCCTCATCTAATCCAGGTTTGTTTACTATATCAGGTAATAACACATCGTATGATCTATGTGGTAAACAAATTAGACATCATAAGATGCCATCTGACTTTTTAAACTCGAATGGTAATCAATTTGGTGATTTATACGTTAACCAAAATACAACGCACATTCGTGTAGATGATTATTTTCTTGCAGCAAACGGAAACCTTACTCCATCTAAGCCTAAAGCAATTCGTTTACTAGGAGTTAGATTTGGAAATATAAAAGCACCTAGAGATAATAATGGAAAAATTATTCCAGGTATTGTAGGATATGAAATACTTCGTGCTTCAAGACAGGGTAACAAAACAGTTGTAGCAAAAGGCGCTATTAATAACATGCGTTCTTATAGAGAAGCTGGTGCGGCCACAACAAATTCAGGAGCTCCTTTTGGAATAGCTACTGGAGATAAAATTCTTTATCCTAATTATGTAGGTAACTATTTAGGTTATGATTTTACTCTAACAAACCTTAGTGAGCAAGCACCTTTTGTTAATGGTATTAGCCCACAAAATGACCCTGATACCTTTTTTGGATTTAATCCTAATGTACCAGCATATGAATCATCATATCTTACTTTCCATTCTCCAGATACAAATTTAGAATACCCATTCTTGTCGGTAAACGAATTAAAACTATACGGTCAGCTTGGAGATAAGTTTAATATGGAGGGTAAGTTTGAGGCCGTGCCTGGTCACCCCAAAGAAAAACTAATTACAAATAGAGCATTAGTTATAGCGGCCGTTGCTGGTTTAGGTATTGCGGCAAAGGCTGTTCGTGGTCAAAGAGTTACTAGTCAAGCTTTACCATTAAACGCTCCTATTGCATCTCCTGCTACAGCAACACAATCAGCAATTGTTGCGGGGGGTTTAACAGGTTTTGATATAGGTGCTGCATCAGCACTTCATTTATTAACTGCGGCTATAGGTGGTACTAACCCTGCTCTTAATCCCGATGAAAATGCCGCTGTAGCTGCTTACATATTAGCCCAGTCTTTAACAGCTGGTGTATCATCAGCTGGATTAGCACCGCCTTCTTTAAGTAGATCCCTAACGTACGGAGATTATCAATATGTTCCAACTGGAGTATTAGCCGGTAATTCTATTGTAACTTTTGCATACTACTGGTCACAAGGTATAGATAGTATACTTGATTTAATGTATGCTTTAGCGCCGTATAAGGATTTTGTTCTTCGTTCCGTAAGTCATCTTAATTTACATAAGATGCAACCTGGTAATATTAAAACTGCATTTCAAGGAAGCGGTAATACCCGAAGATTAATTAATGATATTAATTACCTAAAAGATCAGTTTCAGTTTATAGGAAACTATAAGGTTAATAACTTATTCCGACCTAAGTGTGTAGCAATACATTTAGGTAAAAATCTTAATGGTACAATAGTAGACAATCCTGTCTTTATGCAGGGTGCTTTTACGCCAACTGTATTTGATAACTCAGTTCAAACAGTAGGTAGCGTTATTAATAATACCCAATCTGCTAGTTTGATCAATAGAGGTATTAATCAGAATAACTTTACATCAGGTAAATTCTTTGCTAGCACATCCTGTATGTACGGAGCCCTTAAAATAAGACTTCGTAACCAATACGGTCAAATAGAATCTGCTAATCAGATTACTACAGGGTGTGTTCAAAGATTTAAAGCTTCTATAAATCAGGAGCTTACACAGGCTGAAGCAGGTCAAGTAGTAGTTATAAAATCTCCTGCAATATTTGGGGGTGACACATATGTGGGTCGTTATACTGAGAAGAATACCTTCTTCTATTTCTACGACTGGTTATATGATGTTCCTGCAGGAACAGAGATTGATTATACTCTAAAGTACATGATAACTTATCCTCGCTTCTGGGCAGACTTTACTAAGTTCTCTGCAAGCGAGTTTATGCAGAATGTTACAACAGGTATATTAGGTCTTACTTCTAATACCTTGCGACAAGCAATGCCTGCTGGAAAATATAATCTAGATATGTATGTTGGTCAATCAGATACTGGTGCAGTAGATGATCCTGGACAAGGTACTGGTTTACAAAGAGGAGTTCTTGGAGTACTAGCAGGAGGTATGTATTTATTCCAATCAGGAGTAAGAGACTTCTTTGTAGAATCTGAATACAATATTGACTTACGAGAAGAAGGAGAATTACCGGAAGAAAAGTTCTATAACCCCTATGGTTATAAAGACCTTAAAGGATTATTCGATACAAACATAATCAAGTTTGGTAATTACTTTAACTATGACATCTCTCTTGGAGTATCTCGTACAATGAACAACTATATAACTTGGGGATCTATGCAGAATAGATCTTACAATCCGTTAGTTGCCGAGACATGTTACCAGTATTATCCTTATCGAGTAATTTATTCTTTGCCAAACAATTCTGAGGATAAGAAAGATTACTGGCAGATATTCTTAGTAAATAACTACTATGACTTTGACAGTAGGGTAACAGCATTTAAGTCTATCAATAGAAATGGCGCGATTATTCTTCAAGAGAAAGCTACGCCTCTAATGTTTAATGCTGTAGATAGTCTGCAAACTACAGCAGGTACAAAAATTACAATTGGTGACGGAGGACTATTTAGTCAGCCTTTACAAACTTTAAGTAATGCTGACATAGAATTCCAACACGGTTCTTGTCAAGATAGATTATCCGTAATTAATACACCAGCCGGAGTATATTGGATGAGCGCTTCTCAAGGTAAAATCTTTACTGTAGCAGAAGGAATGCAACCTATCTCAGATATAGGAATGAAATGGTGGTTCTCTAAGTACCTACACTATTTCTTGTTAGACCAATTCCCCGACTTCCCAATTGTAGGAAATCCTGTAGTAGGTATCGGTTGCCAAGCTACATTTGATAACGAAAACCAAATTATATATTTCTCTAAAACTGACTACAAGGTTAAAGAAGAGTTTGTAAGTATGGTTACTATTCAAAAAGGAGATCAGTTCTATTACGGTAATAATCCAATCGAACTAGGAAATCCAATCTACTTTGACAACTTATCTTGGACAATAAGCTTTGACCCTAAAATTAAAGCTTGGTTATCTTTCCACGACTGGCATCCTGAATTAGGAATCTCTAACATCAAAGGTTTCCTTACTACTAAAACTGATGCTGGAATTGGTAAGATATGGAAACACTATAATAATACATCTAAGTTCTGTAACTATTACGGAATAGACTATCCATTTGAGATAGACTATATCTCAGCTACCGGTCAAACTGTAACAACTACACGAAGTGTAGAGTACTTACTAGAATGTTATATATACGATCAGGATGGTATTGACCGCTATGAAGTTCTAGACTTTAACTTTGATAAAGCTATTGTATATAACAATGAGCAAGTTTCTGGTAACTTGAGATTAAATCTTAGTCCAAAAAACAATGCTCCAGTAATTGTAAACTATCCACAGGTAGACCCAGCAACAGGTATTATAAATATCCTATTCTCTAAAGAAGAACAGAAGTATAGATTCAATCAGTTCTGGGATTTTACAAGAGACCGTGGAGAATTTCCAACAGGAGGTGTTTTAGTACAGCAACCTATTTGGAATACAGAACTTAACGGTTATATTCGTACATTAAATAGTAACAACATTAACTTGAATAAATCACCTTTTGAAAGAAAGAAGTTTAGACATTACGCTAATCACGTTGTGTTAATAAGAACTGTATCTGATAATGTAAAGATGCTTCTTAAGGTGACTAATAATAAATTGCTTAACTCTCCTCGCTAATGGCTAAAGTTTCGACCAAAGGTTACAAAAAAAATTCTAAGGATAAAGCGGAACCATCTCTTAGAATACCTTCATCTATTATCACAATGAAGGAAGATGACGGAACACCATTAAAGAAAGGACCAATACTTGGTATTGATAACTTAGGTAACCAGCAGATGATGTTACCGGGTATGGACTACCAATTTCCCGGCAACTATGTAGATGAAATACCTATGGCTAAAAGGGGAGGAACTAAAAAGGTCAAGATAGATAGTTTACCTAAGGCACAGAATGGAGAAGAGGTTACCCCTGAATATAGTTTTGTTCCACCAGACGCCGACAGGTATGGTATGAACAAATTTATACTAAAGGGCGATGATACTCAGTATGTAGATCCGGCATTGTTTCAGCAAGTACAAGATCTACAGAACAGAATCAACCCGCTTGCCCAAAGTAGTTCATCTTCTAGAAAAGAATATGAGAGAAGAGTTTTGGAAGCAATCAATAGGGTTGAACCACAAAACTACGATGTAACAACATCAGGATACATTCCTGAATCAGTAAGACAATCGGAAGACGTTAGAAGGAACGGATTAAATGGATGTATCTCAGGAGTTTGTTACACACTAAATGAAGCTGGTGAACCTGTAAGATATTATTCAAACTCGATGTTCCAGGATGCTATAAAGGCTGGTACTGAAAAAGATTGGGAACTTGATTTCGATACTAAGAATATTAGCGGAGGAGATATTGTGCAATTTACAGGAGAACGTGAAGGTCCTCATCATGGGGCTCTAGTTGTACCTAATAGTGTTGTTAACAATGAAGATGGGACAATTACTTTTGAAGCGTTTATGAATTCTGGTACAGGTCCAATGTACAGAAAGACTTATACACTTGATCCTAAAGAAGACCGAGTGGACAATTTTAGCAATGAAACTATTCAGTTGATTAAACGTAAATCTCCATCTGATTTAGATAACCTTGTTGCACAAAGAGATCAATTAAAAAATCAGATAGAAGCGGCGGATCCTTCAGCTTTTAAAAAAGGACGTGCTCGTCGCTGGAACACATATATGCCTGGCGCATTTACAGAGGTAGGCGTAGATTACAGCAGATTCGATGGACTAGACCCCGAGCGTTTAGTAGCAGGTAGTATGATGCAGAACTTAAAATTAGAAGATGCAGCACGGTTGCTAAGACAAAGTACTATATCTACTCCTAAACCAATAGACGGAATAAATATAAAATTTGATTCAAAATATGATATTGACTATGATGCCTTACGTAAAACAGGAGGCTTTGAAAATATTCTGAATCAGATTAATGATCCTGAATTCAAGATGAATTTCATGAAAGACATGAACATTACTAATAGAGAGTATAATGCTCTTGTATTAAATAGTTTTGGTCTTTATGGTCAGGAAAGCGGCTTTGGTACTAAGACTGGGGGGATCGAGGAAACAGATGTTGCTAGAAAGGCGGACTCTGTTGCAGAAGATATATGGTCTCGTGTTACCGGTAAAGGTGCATTCAGACGAGATGTTGATGAAGACTATAGTAGAGGATTAACTCAAGTTAAATTAAGAAACATTAAAGGTCAGGACAGAAGACAATATGGTATTGATAAAGAATCCGTAGAGGATGATCCTACGAAAGCATTTACAGCAGCAATGATTGTTAATGCACAAAACCTACCAGAGCTAAGGAAGCTTGCTGATAAAGGAGAGACCGATGCGCTAAATATGAGTAACTATTTAGACTTCATTCCTTATATGTATAACCAACCAAACCGATTGAGAAGAGGGGATAGAAAAACTATTGAACGAGCTTTGGCAGAAGGAGAAGATCCTGCTCAAGCGTTAGTTATTGATCCTAACTCTCCAATGGCAAATAATGAGTACGTTAAAAATGTACGTACCTATTCAGACCTACTTAAATTTATGCCGCTTGCTATAGACACGGTTCCTAAAAAATTCGGTGGACCTTTATATAAAGCACAGGATGGATTTAATTTTAGTTTTGATCCTAGTAAATCTTTTGCTGAGAACACGGAGCTCAATAAAAGAGCTCAGATCATGGGTTGGAATTCCGTTGCAGAATATGAAAAATCGGGATGGGGGCAAAACGAAGTAGCTTTAAAACAAAGAGCTTTAATCAACAATCCGCAGGTTCAGCAAATGGCTAAAACGGCTGCAGAAATGAATCCTGAATTAGCTAATGTACAAGCTAGACAGGATCAACTCTACGCTAATAAAACTAGTAACACCCAAAAAGCAGTTAACCAAGCTTACTATACATTAAGTAATCCTTTAGATGCTTTAGGTCAATATTCAAAATATGGGTATATACCTCAAGGTAATGTTGGTAACTATGGTTATAAGGATGATTCTGCTGGACCGGTATCACTTGCAAATACTACATTTAATCCTTTTGCATGGGGTAATGCAGCCTACAGATTTGCTAATGAAGTTGGTAATGCTGATTCCTGGACTACAGGAAGAGGTGCTGTAAATATGACAACAGATTTTCTAGAGGCTCTTCCATTGTTTTCTGAGGCCAGTAAAGCCGCAGAACCTGCGCTTAAATATATGGGTGAAGGATTGAATACTGCTGCAAAATACCCGGGACAGTTATATAATAATGTAGCTACGGGTAACAGCTTTATACCATATGCTTGGAAAAGTCCTGCAGTTGGGTTATCACAAGAAAAAAGTGCTGAAATGTTTAAAGGTCTTTTAAACAGTGGTAAATTAACACCTGCCGAAAATGCTTTAATAATTGAATATCAAAGTAATAGTAGACCGTTTACAGGAAGATCCACAGTTGGTGCAAATGTTTTAAATACAGAAAAGAGAGCAGCACTGAATGATATAATTAAAAAATATAACTTGGATGTTAATAGCGATGCTATATTAACAAGAAGATTTAATTTTGATCGGGGTACCCTTGGCACAGGAATAGAAAATGGTAGGATGAATTTTGGGGATAGACCTACATCTTTTAGTGCAGGAGTTGGAACTGAGGGATATTCTGGTGCTCCAGATAGACTAGTTATACCTAATAGGTATGTTAAAAATATGGGTAATAATCTTTTAGCCAATCCTTACGGAAAAGTATCTGATGAAACGTTAAGTTTTCTTGAGGGTTCTGCAAAAGACTTTGCTTTAAATGCACCTAGTTTAAATGAAGCTATTATTGGCGAAAGAGAATTAATAGGTACAGGACTAGACTTTAAGCAAATAGGTAAAGTTAAAAATGATATTGGTGGATTTGACTATGTGGTTAAACCAAAGAATATTAAAGGCGGAACAAATATTAATAGTGGTGATAAAACATTTAAGTCTGAAATAGATTGGGCTAAATGGAATCCTGAAACTCCTAATCATCCAGAACTTATTAATGAGTATAACGCTATAGAGCAGAATACAAAAATGAGCGGGGATTGGCTAAAAAGAATAGATGGTAAAAAATGGAAACCTAGTGCAGAAGCTAAAAAAATGGGTTTGGTAGAACAGGAGTATATAATGCAATCAAGTGATAGATTTAAAAAAGCATATCCTGAAGGATTCGAAACTACTTATAGAGGACAAAATACGGGTACCGAAGTTATGGGAGGTGGTGATAGAGGATATGACCCAAGAATTGTTTTTACTGGCGATAAGGATGTTGCTTTATCATACGCACAAACCCCTTTTAATGGTAAAAAACATTCTGGAGAATTATTTATGCCTGGTATCTCAGATCCGAGCCAACCTGCTTTCTATAAACTAATGTATCCTAAAACTAGTAAAAGTAAGACACTTACAGCTCGTAATGGTGACTGGCGATTTATAAAAGATGCTGAAATTGCAAAAGCTGTTAATCCCCATTTTACAAATACTCTTAGTACTGACGATCTTACCAAGTACTTAAGTAAGAGTGATTTAGACCTTATAAATATTAATGGTGTCAATGACTATATGGTCGGCTCAGATTTAAGAGACTTTGCTAAAAATTTTATTACGACAGGGAAAATATTTCCAAATACAAAAATTATAAATCAATCACCAGGTAGATATTTAAAATCAGTTATAGGTAATAACGGTATGTTTGACATGAACAACCCTAATATATATAAGACGCTGCTACCTCCAGCCCTTTTAATTGGAGCAGGAGCTATCAGTCAACAGAAAGATGGTGGAGAATTACCTAAAGCACAAAATGGCAGAGACATATCTGTGCCAGATCTAAGAAGAGTTAAGATACAGTTATTACCTAAAGCGGAGAATGGTAGTAACTTTAAACCTAGTTATGATTGGAGAAAAAGTCCTGCAGAAAATGCAGAACTCAATAGACGAGCGCAAGTTATGGGATGGAACTCTGTTGCTGATTATGAGGCATCAGGCTGGGGACAAAATGGTTATGTTAAAGTACCTGAGGTAATCCGTCAACAAAGAATTGATAAAGGGATTCCGGCAGATCAAATACCCGAGTACGAAAAGATAGAGGAGAAGAAAATTAGTCCTGAACTAAAGTCTATTATAGATAAACAAGAGGCTAGAAGTACCGCAGACAAAAATAAAGCAGCTAAAGAAAAGTATGATAGAGATATAAAAAACTTTAGACCTGCGCCTGTTAATGATCCAGCTGGTTTACCTAGTGTACCTATTATTGAAGCAGCGCTTATGGCTCCGGTGGCTCTTGGAGAAGCCGGATTAGCTGGACTTGGCGAATTAGCGTTTGGTGCAGCTGAGGCATCTCCGCTTATACAGAGTGCGATAGCTGGAGGAAGAGGTTTATTAAATGCTGCGCCTTCCTCAGTACCTTGGCTTAATGCTGGTAATGCATTAACATATGGATTTGGAGTACATGGTGCAAACGCTATAAGAACCGGAGAAGTTGCTAAACCTTGGATACATGCTAATGCTACAGGTAATCCAATGGACTACGGAAACGCCTTTGCTGAAAATTTAATGACTGCTTTAGAGGTAGCACCTTTTGTTGGACCGACTGTAAAAGGAACATCAAAAATAGTGCAATCAACTGCTTCAACTTTTGCTGATAACTATAAAATCAGAGCAGAATTAGCAAAAATTCAAAATGAAGGCTTACAAGCAGGATTAAATGATTTTGAAATTGCCTATAGACAACTTAACCAAGTAGGTATAACATCTAATCAACGTAAAGGTTATGTTCCAGGAGTTTCAGAATTTTTCCATAAGTATATAACACCTTTTGGTTATACTGGGGCAAATGAATCAAAACTTGCACAAAGTTATAAAAATATTAAAGCAGGAGGATGGGAAGAAGCATATAGACGTGGTATTGGACCAAAACCTAATACCACTTCACAAGCAATGTTAGATTATTGGTACAATAAACATGCTAAACTAAATACTAGAGATGATGCTTGGAGAATGTATTTAGGGATGCCTCAAAAACACGGTACATTTAGTTTGGCTGATACAGCACCTGTAATGCACCCTGCTTACAAACCTGGATCTTTAGCAGGAATGGATATTTATAATATCCCTAAAAATGTAGTATTTGAAACAAAACCGGTCGACCTTTTTAATAGTAATAAGAGAAAAGTAGATGGATTTAGTGAAGTAACTAGACGGATGGGTAGTATACCAGAAGAAGGTATGGGGCCTCTGGATAAACCAATATTTCTAGATCGTGATATGGTGGTTATGGGAGGATACAATAAAGTATTAACTAAAGATGGATTACAATATAATGATATATGGGATTTAGATCCGACAATTAACTTTGAAACTCTAGTACCAGGCCGCGTTAAAAAAATGATGCCTGGAAAATGGAAAGAAAAACTTTTTTATAAAGACGTTCCTATATCAAGTGCCGCATATCATCCTAGTCATACATCTAGCGGCTATATTAATCAGCCAATGCAGGTTACTGTACCTAGACAAGTTACAATTCCAACAAGTAAGTTTTTTGGAAAACCTTTTATGCTTCACGGTAATCTAGATTATACATCAGCAGATTATACTAATGATTTATTAAAAACACTTCAAGCGGAACTGCAGGAAATTGCCCCTTTTGGTTCAGCCTCTCCATCAATTGGACGTGACTATAGAAAAGCTCTTGACTTAGAACAAAAGATAGAGTTATTAAAAAGTGGTCAATACCCTAAGTATAAAAAAGGAGGTAAGTTACCTAAAGCACAGGACGGAACCTTTGACTACTATAATGCAGCAGCAAAACTTAATACTGAGAAAAACAGAATAGCTGGTATGAGAAATCAGATTATTCCTATTGCTATTAGTCACGATGCTACTTCAGATAATAGACCTTTTCATGTACGCCTTCCTGAAGGTCAACCCTATTGTACAACAAGAGCATGTGAAGCAGAACGTGAAGCGGGTTTTCCTATAAAACAAGTAGCCTCAGGGTATAAACTTATGAATGAGGCAACTCCGGAAAATGGATGGTATCCTACATCATATGATAAGTTACTTCCTGGAGATATGGCACAGGTTGTAAGAAATAGCGGATTTGGTCATACAATGTTATCTACAGGTAATGTGTCTAATATGCCAGAGGGTTGGAGAGGAGATGCTGATCCAAACCAGAAAGGATTTTATTGGGATAACGGATCAGGCCAGGACTTTCAATTTGCTAGTCCTAAGTCGGAAAATCAATTAGCTGGGTGGATGAATAATGTAAAGAGGATGAACTACTATACCTATAAAGGTAATCTTCCTCAGTATGAAAAAGAATATCAGCAAGCTATACAAAACTACTTGCATGATACTTCAGAAGGGGATAATGGACCTATGGTACCTATTGATGCAATACCTTATAAAAAACAGGGTGGTGCTGTAAAGAGAGTAAAGATAAACGGCTTACCTAAGAATTGGAAAAGCCAGTAAAAATCAGTATCTTATAACTATAATGCTTATCTTAGCACATTATGAATAAAATGATCAATCGATATAAGTCTAAGGAAGGGGGTACAATGATACCTATGCGTTTCCAAACAGGCGGAAGTAATTTATTCTTAACCATGCCTAACGGAGGGAACGTTGGCCCTATGGGGTCATCTCCTATGGGACTTCCTGAATACAGAACGGGAGCAAACTACGGTTATCCGTTTATGCAAGAAGGCGGCGGCGCAGATATGGACGGCGATGATCAAAGCTTTTACAGCGGCCGTATGAATACTTTTATTCAAAAGATTCGTGATGCTGCTGAGAAAAATCTTGAGACTGCTATTATGGAGCAAGACCAACAACAGCCTATGGCAGCATATGGTATGAGTATGGGTAGCGATCCTATGAATTCATATGATCCGGGAAACTTAGGGATATTTGCTAAGACTGCTGACTTCATGAAGAATGCGGGTCAAGGAGCTCTATCTGGTTATATACAGCGCATGGGAGCTTTGGGTCCTAATGACTATTACTATAAGGAGAAAAACATCTATAAAGATAAAAGTAAGGGAGCACCATTAGGTACACAAACTTTTACCGATGCTGATGGCAATCAATCTAGTATCTCTCCAGAAGAAGCTTACAATAGAGCTAACTATGCTTTATATACTAAAAAACATGGAGGAGGATTATTAAGAGCTAAGGATGGTTTAACAGGTGTGTTTGCAGGAGTTATGGATCCAGAGTTATACAGAAGAGCTTTGGAGATGGGTCATGAGAGCATAGAAGATTATCAAAAGTCTGGCTGGGGATATGGAAAGAAACATCCACAGTATAAAGCACCTAGCTATCCAAGTCGTGTACGTATTAATGATCCACGTACTATTAACGCTACATCAGGTAATCCTATTAACCCGAATGTAGATTTAAAAAGTGGAGATTACCATACTGGCGTAATCGGAGATATTGCAAGAGCTGCTAGAGAGTACGGTGTTGATCCTCAGGAGTTAATAGCAATGGGTCTTCAGGAAACAAACTTAGGAAAGACTGATCCAAACTATGGTCATGTTTTAAATTATCAGGATCCTGCAAATAGAGGTGCTGCTTATGATATGGCTTTTGCTAAAACACAAAAAAATAAACTTGCTGATGAAAAAGGATATTCAAATGACGAGGTCCGTAGAATTCAAACTTATAATGGGTTAGGTACAGTATATCCTTGGACAGAATTAGACTACCACGGATTTCCCATGAAAAGTATTTATGGAGTACCTTTAACTAATGCTGGAATCAACATGGTTGAAAATCCACTTTACGGAAAACGTATCATGGATTTACGAGACAATGTTTTAAAGAATCCTAAGAATGCTGAGTACAATCAATTTTTAGATAAGTACAATAGAGACTTGGCTAACGAAGAAGCTGTTTCCCAACAGCAACTAGGTATGTATGATATATTTAATACATTCGGTCCTCAATATGGTAACCAGTTTAGAGATATGCTACAGGGTGCTTATAATGATTCTATTAATAATTCATTAAATTCTGAATACATATACCCTGATGGAGATTTAAACCTAGGATACTCTGTACCTAATTTAGATAATACAAGACAAAGAAATGCTTTAGATAGATTTAATCAAGGTATAGGATATGAGCAAATCCCTTATAGAAACGGGGGAGCCCTAAAAAAGTTTACTGGGGATGAAGATGGCAGTACTACAGGAGATAACTATTGGAGCGCTGATGAAAAAGCATATTTAGATGCTCTACCTAAAGCCCAACGCGATGCTATTATATCTAAAGGAGATAAAGGACGAGAAGCTTACACAGCTTACAGAACAGCTAATGATAAACCTAAAGCATCGCAACAATCTACTACGGCTAATAACACAGGTAATAATACAGCTAATAATACGACAACACAACAAAAAACTGTTACAAATGGACCTGAAGTAATAGGTGGGAACGGAGATCCAAATATGCTTTATAATGGTCATAACTCAAGTAATGAGAATACAACAGTAATTAACGGAGTACGATATGCTGTAGATCCTGTCACAAGGGAGGTTCTAGGATATAATCCCCAATCTTCAGCAAGAACTCAGAATTATGACAATTACAATCCTTATGGTGCATATAATCCATATGGTGAATATGGAAGAATGAGAGGTAGAAACTTAGGAGTCATATCTAAAAATAGACTTACTCCAGAGTTTAGAGAAAACATGTTAGCTGGTAGCTACGATAATCCGCAACTACTTGGGGTATCAGAGATTAAAACTCGTAGGGCTATGGATCCTGGTAACAGAGTTAAGTCTATTACTTACAGCTATGGTCAACCGATACCAGGAGGACGTACAACTATAAATAAATCTCAGCCAAATAGTTCTACACAGACTAACAGCGGTTCTAGTAGTACTACGCCTGGAAATGCTAATAATCCTACGCCTGGAAGTTCTAGTAGTACTACGCCTAATACTTCGGTTAATCCATCAGTTAGTACGCTTACGCCAGAACAAAAAATACAGCAGGCTATGGACTTTACATTCCGTCCAGGTCAAGGTCCTTATAGTACTCCAATAGATTTTCCAGGACTAGAAAAACCAAAAGTAGGACCTTGGGCAGATTACGGTGATGATCAACCTGTTCCTAATGTACCAGGGGCTATACCTAATGTTCCTACAGTAACAAATAATAATACTGGTTACACTCCTCCAGCTTTTGATATGAATAGATCTTTTGGTCAGATATCTAATAATGAGCTGAACTATTTTAGTACAGAGGGGGACATGAGTAATCCAGATTGGAGATCTCAAAGAATAGATAATTACGGATCAACACAATACGGTAGTGCTAAACAGGTTGGAGATAAATGGAATAATATTAAAGGTAAACCTGTTAATGATGATAATGATATTGGTAGGAAAGGATTAACTAAGGATCAAGTTGCTAAAGAGTACGATAAAGTACCAGCACCATTAAAAGATATTGCTATGGACCATTTGTTTAATGCAAGTTCTGATCCTAGAATATTTACATTAGCTGCTGCAGGAGCTATTGAAATGAACGATAGTTTAATGTATAAAGATAATCCTAAACTACTTGAGGATGCATGGGCTAAGAATATTGATCTTATAAACCAGCAATATAAAGATGATCCGCAAGCATTTACATCTGCTGTAAATGACTATAGAAAAATTATCTATAGAAAGTCAAGACAAAAAGGTAAAGATCAATATGGTAACGATATAGATACAAAAAGTACTACTGGTCAGCCAGGTCTTCAATATAATGCATGGGAGGGAAGAACAAGTAATACAGGAGACTATCTAGATCGTACTTACTTTAATCCAGCTAATGGTTATACAGCTCCACAATACTTTAAGAAACATGGCGGAGCATTAAATAAGTTTATTAGAAGGTACGATGATGGTGGACCACTTAGCGTAAGAGATATGTCTGTCGCAGATATGCCTACGACTGATGAGATTAGTATGGACGAAATTAATCAGATACTTGGTGAAGATGCATTCAAGCCTTTTGAAATGACAGATGCCGATAGAATCAGAGCTGTTGATAAAGGTACTGAATATGAGCAGTTAGAACCAGGAGATCTTGAAGGAATAGCTCCAGCATTCGATGTAACAACAAAAAGAAAAAAGAAGCGTATCGGTAATCCAGAAAAAGATCTTGCCGCTATTAATCTTGCTACTAAATTTTTTAAGGGTAGGGACGCAGCATATGCTGAAACGGAATTACGTAATCGTAGCCAAGCATCTCAAGTATTTAATCCTATAAGAAGTACGGAAGGAAACTACGACATCTTATCTGGGGATTTCCGCAGAGGCAAAAGAGCAGCTGATGGTAATGATGCATTCCATTCCGGATTCGGTACTTATGCTCAAATGGGAGGTAACATGCTACAGAATTTAAAAGAAGGAGATGAAGTATATTTGACAGAGGATCAAATAAACGATATTTTAAAAAGAGGTGGTAAACTTTCATATCTATAAATATGTACGGTAACAATAATAACATTAGAACGGGGAATCAAATAGCCCCGTCATATATTCCAAACACGCTTGGTAAAAAACCACTTAAAGTTCGTGATTCGTTAAGTGCTGTACCAAGAGAGGTTGCTAACCTAGAAGCAGAGGGAGGAGAAACAGTTCTTATTCCTAATAAACAGGGTGGGCCTGCTCATTACCATATTAAAGGTAAACGTCACTTCGAAGGAGGCGTAGCTTTAGCTGTTCCTGCTGAGTCTTTTATTTTCAGTGATACTAAATCAATGAGAATTAAAGACCCTGTGTTATTAGCAGAGTTTGGATTAGCAGAAAGAAAAGGAGGATATACCCCAGCAGAGATTGCAAAGAAGTACGACTTAAATACTTACCGTAAGATTTTAGCGGACCCTAATTCGGATGCGTTACAAGTTAATACAGCAGAGATGGTGATTGCTAACTATAACGTTAAGTTAGGTAAGTTAGCTATGATTCAAGAATCAATGAAAGGATTTCCGGGAGGAATAGCTACAGCATCAATGCCTTACATGGCTAAATATAATCTGGAGCCTGATATGTTTTTACCACGGGATATGAATCCACAACCTGAAGGAGCTCCTCAAGCCGGACAAGAAGAAATGATGGAAATGCAACAAGGAGCTATGGAAAACCAACAAGCAGAAATGATGCCGCCACAAATGCCTATGGGTAAACACGGAGGACAGTTGAGCCATCTAAGACAATATGCACCCGGTGGAACAACAGGAGAACTTGATCCTAATCAAATTGCATATAGTCCTAGAATGCAAAGAAAAATGCAACGTAGAGCTCGAAGAAATGCTGAACGCGAATATTACAACAGATACTATTCACAGCTATTAGAGCAAATACGAAACGAGCCTGAATACCCTGTATATGATAAAGCTCCTAGACCAGACGCAAGTACTGGTATATATCTTCGTAAAGACGCAAATGGTAATACTTACTATGAAGACGGTAGAGGTGTTCGTATAGATAACCTTACAACTATGTCAAGTAATAGTAATCCTGACAATTACGTATTGCAAGAAGGAGAAAAGATTGTAACTAAAAACGGTAAGCGATATATTGTAAAGAAAGTTACTAAACCTGCCGTAGCTGATGGAACAAAGATTAAATCTAAAACTGATGCAACGGCAAAAGGAGATATCTATGAAGAAGGTGGTAAGTATTACCAAGTTCAAGAGTACGATGTAACTAAACCTATTGCTTCAACTAAGTCTGGTAAAACTAACTATACAGGAAACCTTGATGAGGATAAAGTAAAAGCTAAGGCAATTCTTGAAAAATTACAGAAAGAAGGTGGGGCTGAATATCATAAAAGCACCTGGAAAATAGGTAATGATACCTATAAACCAGGGTGGCATATTAAAGAGGATGCTCGCAACAAAATGACTACTGCTGAAAAAGAATTTCTAACTAAATTTTTGTCTTATGGTGCAGAAGATAATGTATTAGGTGTACCTGGGGAACAGGAATACCAAGTTGCTTTACAGTCTTCTGGAAATACAGGTTTCTTTGGTTATACCGATCCTAAGTTTTACGAGTACCGTTTCTGGAAAGCTCGTAATCCAAATGGTACTACAGAAGAATGGGAAGCACTTCCAGAAACAGCTGAAGGGGATGCACCTAGTAAAACAAAGAATAGAAAGAACATGTTCTACTCTTTGGGTATGGATATAGAGGATCCACATATTAAAGCTAATATTAGTAATCCAGATAAACTATATGATCCAGCCTTTGTTAAAGGCAACAAGAGGGTTAAGACAGCCAGAGAGATTAAGGACAAAGATGGTAACATTGTAAGCAATCTTAACTATGTGGACGCCGTAGAAAATTTCTTTAATCCTGGTGAATTCCGCCCAGGATTAAGCGATGATAAAAAGTTAGGATTAGAGCATGCCGATGCATTTACATTTGATAGAAAAGTAAATCCTCTTGAGCCTACTGTAGAAGAAACAGAAAGACTTCTAGACGAGGATATAAAAAAATACTCGCCTACATATCAGAAAGGACGACCTACTCCTGACTTTATACAGGATCGCATCTTAGAAGGTAATGCTATGAGAAATATGTATAATATCAATAGATATTATCCATCTCTTCAGTCATATGAGCCGATGCTGCCTGAGCCTGTTCCTTATAACCCTGAACAAGAAATTCAAGCCAACAACGCTTTACTTACAGAAGCATCCGATGCTTTTAGAGGTACATCTGGATCTTCACAAGCATTAGGAGCTAAGATTGCGGGAGCGTCAGGAAGTTTAGCGGATAATGTTGCTAAGATCATGGGACGATATAATAATCTTAATGTTGGTACAGCTAATGAGTTTGCTTATAAGCAATCCGATATTATGAACGATGCTCAGAAGTTTAATGCTGGTCAAATGATGGCTTATGTAGATAAAGTTAATACTACTAACCAAAACTACGATAATGCTAAACGTGAAGCTCGTGATGCATATGCTCAAGCTGAAGCTAATAGAATTACTAACAGAGCTAAAGCACAAGTACTTAATACAATGTATCCTGAGTATGGAATCAATCCAGCAGCAGGTGGAGAACTATTCTTTGCTCCAAGTAGAGAAATAGTAGCTAACGAGAATGCAATGCTTGCTCATAACGATGCTCAACAATTTGCTGAATTCCTAAGAGAGAATCCTGACTTAGCACAAAACTATGCTGGAGCCTTAGCAAACGTTTGGACAAAAGGTAAAAGTACTGCAGGTATGGGAAATCCTATGGATGCTGCTTTCTATAATGCTTATAGTGGAATGATGCCAGGTATGGCGGAAACACCTCCTGGAAACAATCCTAACTACTACATGGAAGAAGGAGGGAGTATTCCTTTTAACTACATAGTTGGTTTACTATAATAAATTTAAACTTAAAAGGTTTATTAAACTTTAAAGATTTTTTCGTATTTTTACAATAAGATATGGCTACCTACATACAAGGAATAACAGATTACATCCCGAAGCTCCAGCCTTTTCAGCCGGACTTTAACTTCTTTCAAAAAGCCCTAGAGACTAAGCAAGGACAGTATGATGCTGGTTACGCTAAAATTAGCTCAACATATGGTCAACTACTTAATTCTCAATTACTTAGAGAACCTAATAAAGAAAGAAGAAACGAATTCTTTACAGGGATTGATAACGAAATTAAACGTCTATCAGGCGTAGATTTATCTTTACCTGAGAATGTGAATCAGGCAAGTAAGTTATTTCAGCCGCTTATTGATAATGATTATTTTAGAGCTGACTTGTCCTATACTAAAATGTACGGGAATGCAAAAAAGAAAAGTAAAGGTCTTAGAGATAATCCTAATCCTAAAGACGACGTTAAGTGGTGGGCAGAAGGAGATACAGCTTTAGATCTTCAAGCAGAGGATTTTTCTAAGTCTAGTGATGATGAGTCACTTAGATTTTCTTCGCCGAGATATGTACCAAAAATAGATGTAACAGAAAAGCTTTTTAAGTTTGCTAAAGATAACGATATTAATCCGGAGACTCTATCTCAAACGGGACGATATAACATTATATATGCAAATGGACAAGCAGCTATCCCTAAATTACAAGATGTATTTGGAGCGGTTGTATCAGGAGATTCTCGTATTAAAGACATGTATGCTACTCAAGCTTATGTAGATCGTAAGAATGCTATAAAGACTAATGCGGAAAAATTTGGTGGAGATGAGATAGCAGCAGAAAAAGATTACTTAAGAGGTAAAGTAGATGAAATAAATAACTACTATAGACAAAAAAGCGTAGACACAAGTAAGTCTGCAGATAACGCTAAGACTACTAAAAAGGTACTAGAGAATAAAATTCGTACAGAGGGTGTTGATCCTGATTTAGATAAAGATCTTATTGCATTATATCAAAATAGTATTGCGGACGAACAAGTAATGTCTGCAGTAGAGGAAACAAATAAAGAAGCCTTATCGCAAGCAGATGTTATAAGTTTTGATGATACTGATATGGAAAGTTTACGTTATAGAGTAGACAATGCCATGAGCTACTTCTTAATGGATAACATGGTTAATCAAACGGCCATATCTTATGCAAACGCTAAGATGAAGATCTTAAAGTTTGAGGCAGATCCGTATGCAGTTAACGCCCAAGAACATGCTTTCCGTGTATCAGAAATGGCTACTAAGTTTGGTTATGATAAGCTCCTAAAAGAAATGGACATTGCTTTAGAGATGTTAAAAGCAAACGGTGGAGTATTAGGGGGGAAAGCACCATTTACTCAAAGTGAGTTTTCGGGATATACATCATGGCAAGATTTTATGGGCGGAGGTCAGGTAACAGGGGATGTTGCTGTAATGGAGAAAAACTCTTCTGCTCAAAATTCTGTAACGCAAACTGGTAAAGCCGGTACGGCAATGAATGCTAATGAGTATGTTAAGCTACAAAATAGTAGAATAGATGCGGCTAAGACAGAAGAAGAAAAAACTATGATCCGTCAGCAGGTTACTGAAGACTTAGGTTTATATAATGAAGTAGTAGAAAAAGGATATACATATACCGAAGATGCTCCGACTGATTGGGGACGAGCTCTCAAAGGTTTAATTAAGTTTGGTTTAGGAGCTGAAGCTATAGGAGCAGGTGTTGCTGGAGAAATTTCTAGTTTTGGTTTAGCTACGCCTGTAGCAGTTGCAGCTGCTGTAGGGGGTGCCGGTTTAGCCTATTCTGGTAGTGACGACATATACCAAGGTTTAGCAGGAGATAGAACAATAGCGGTACCTGATAAAGTTAAATCTAAGTCAGGACTCGTTAGACAAACAAGTGATGGTAAATTTCAATTAGTAGATTTTGAAAATTCAATAGGTATAACAGATCCTAATAGTGGAGATTACTGGCAGAAAGTAAATGACCGTATTGTTGCAAGAACATCAACTATAGCTACTACAGATAAAAATAATCCAGCAGTAAATAACACTCTTACTTTTATTGCTGAGAACAATCAGAAAATACAGACTGCAAATAAGGTTCTTTCTGAGATGCAGGAAATTACTGTAGAGAATCATAAGAAGTTAATTCCTGCTTTAGCAAATGAGTCAGGAGTTGATATTTATAATTCTGGACAATTGTTTACTGCAGATTTATCAAGAAGAAAAACACAAGAGGAATACGTAGCTGATTTTATTAGAGCTTATAAGGATGATGAGAAATATTATCCTAAGACTAAACAAGGTGGTTATCAAAGATCTCAAACATATGAAATATCAGAAGAAGAACGACTTGCTGATATGCGAGAAGATGCTATAGATAATTACGAGGATCTTACAGATGCATACGAGACTCTTTCTAAAAATCCTGATGCAAGTGTAGGTATTACTACATTTAATGCTAATATAATGAAAAATGCCGGAGGAGTTAACAAGTTAGCCGGTACTGCTCTTAGTGCGCCATTTGATCCAGTCTATTATGATGAGCTACCTTTTAAGGATGCAATGTCTTTATTTAGAGTAGACATGGGACCGGCAGCAATGTCTGAGCAATTTAGAAATCAAAAGGGCGCTAAGTTTATGTATGGTAATGGACAGAATATTACCAAAGATGATTACGAGGATACCGATAATAGTGCAACTGCCGCAGCATCAATGTATTTTGCTATGCAAGCCGCATCTTTAAACTATGGTGGAAAAACAAATCAAAATACGGCTCGTCCTACAGGAGAATGGACCTACTATAGTATAGCAGCAAATGATCCTAACAAAGTAGCAGCAACATTTACATTTAATCCAGAGTTTGTTCAAGCTAATGCTGGAAAAGATGGAGCACCTGGAATTACAGCAGAGTTAGCAGCAAGAATGTCAAAAGGTGAAATACCACAAGTAACATTCTTTATTGATTCTGATAAAGCAAAATCTGCTCCGTTTACAAGTATGGAAACTACAATGGAGGAGTTTTTATTTGAACGAGGTAAGTTAGAACTTAACTATCCTGATGGTGGTAATGTTAAATTCTCTAGAGATGCTTTAGGTGGAATTAGTATAGACGGTTCTATTCCTTCAATTAATGCTAAAGGAGAAGTTACATATACTCCTGTTTTTGGTACTGTATATAATGAAGACATTAATGCTGTGTATAATACCTGGAAAGGATCAATGTCTAATATAGATCAAGTGAATAAACAACAGAAAGCAGCACTTTCTAGTTCGAGTACAAATAAAATAAAAGATCCTAGCTATTTCCAACCTCAACCTGAACAATAATGAGATTTGCTTCCGACGTACAACCAAGTGTTCAACAAGATCCTATTGATAGATATCTAGGTGCTTTAGCTAGTACTAAAGCTTATCTGGATCAGAATCTACCAAGGCTTGATGCGGGTATTAATCAGATATTAGGATCCTCTACAGGTAAAATGATCCCTAACGGAATACCGCAAAACTTAGGAGCTAATGCTTATAACCCATATAAAAACGGTTACGCAAATTTTAATCAGTCTCCCCCTAATAAATCATCTGGTACTTCTGACTACGTTAATCAAATTATTGCTAATAACTATAGACCAGGAGCATATCCTAAAGTTCAAGGTCTTGAGCAGTCAAAAGTTTGGGGAATAGAAAGTGGTACTGGTAAACAGTTTAACTTTGATAGATACTATTCTCATGGTAAGTTTAAAGAACTAGGGTGGAATCCATATATAGATAATGAAGCATACTATAATGCTAACAGTACTTGGGTAGATGATTTTAAAAGAGCTGCTGGTCAATGGTGGGGTCTTGCCGGTATAGGTCTAACTCAGACAGCTGGTAACTGGGATGATTTATTTTCGTTAAATTCAAGTGGAGATACTAAAGCTGCTAGAGAGATGTCAAAGGCAATGGGAATTGCAGCATCTACTAGAGGAGGTATAGGAGGATTTGTAACTAATCAATTTGCAAACTCTGCATATACATTTGGAGTTATTGGAGAAATTGTAGCAGAAGAAGTAGCACTATGGGGAGCAACTGCTCTTACTGAAGGAGCCTTAGGTGAGGTAGCATTAATGCGCACAGCAAAAAATTTAGATAGGCTTAAAGATGCTGGTAATGCTGCAGATAAAACCGCAGATGTTATTAGAGAAGGTAAAACTGTTGAGGACGTTGGTGAAGCATTAGGTACAGCAACTAATTCACTAAATGATATTAATGGAGCACGAAAGTTTTGGAACGGTATAGGTAATTTTATAAACCCGTTTGATGATCTTACACAAACAGTAAAGAACTTACGAACTGGAGAGAATGGGTTTGATAAGATGACTGACTTTGCTAAAACCTCAAAAACATTTGGAGCATTCTACAGGGATGTTCGTATGATGAATACAGCTTTAGCAGAATCACGATTAGAGGGAGGAATGGTTCAGAATGAAACTTTTGATAAGTTAGTTCAAGATCATATTGGTAGAACAGGTCAGGCTCCAATTGGAGATGATCTTAACAGAATAATGTCTCAAGCTAAATTAGCAGGAGTTAATACAACATTAGCTAACGTACCAGCAATATTCTTTTCTAACAAAATTGTATTTGAAAAAGCATTAGGCGGATTCAAACCATTTAAAGAACTTACAAAAGGTGGTCTTGGTACAATGGTAGAAAACGTTGTTAAGAAAACCGGTAAAGATAGATATGCAGGATTTATAGATACGGCTAATCCTAGAAACTGGTTTACTAAAAAATATGTTAAACATACAATTAATCAGTTTAAGCCAGCAAACCTAGCTAAGAACGGAATGCGTTATATGGCAGCAAACTTATCAGAAGGTTTGCAAGAGTCATATCAAGAGTCTATCTCTAAGGCTATGACCGATTACTATGTTAATACATACATTAGCCCAGAGATAGCAGGTACAGCTTACTATAAACAAATGTTATCTGAAGGATTTGGATCACAATTAAGTGGTCAAGGAGCTGAAACATTCTTATCAGGTTTCTTAATGGGAGGTTTGGTACAAGGGCCACAATCCCTTCTTACTCAAGCTGCTCCCCAATTAGGTAAAGATCTTTATAACAAATATAAAAATCCTCAAGAATATTCTAAACAGAAAGAGGAAAGAGCGGCAGAAAGAGCTAAGATTACAAATTTCATGAACGTTCTTGCTTCTGATCCCAATAAAGTATTCGATTCAATAAGCGCTAATATTAAAGCGCAAAAAGACTTTTCAGAAATAATGGATCGTGCTGAAGAAAATGGAGATAAAAAAGAACATGGTGATGCTGTACAAGATTCAATATTTACTAACGTACAAACTCTTTTAGATAAAGGTTATATTGATTTATTTACAAATCAGATTGAAGATTATCAAAAATTAAATGACAATGAGCTAGCTGAAGCATTTGGCTATACTACTCAGTCAGGTGCTAAAGATGAATTTAATAAAGATCTAAGAGGTAGACTAGATTCTATCTTAAAGAAAACAAATGATATTAAGGCTCGTCACGAAAAGTATTCTAGTATTAAAAATCCATTTGCCTATGATTCAGATGACTTTGTAGAAAGACTGGATTACTTTGGATTTGAAGAAGCTAGAAAACAAGCTATATATAATGAGTATACATACGACAGAGCGCAAAGTCGTATGGCATCCTTGCTGGAAGCTGTAGCTGCTGACCCTGTTTTAGCAAAAGCTAAAGCTGGAAGAATAACAAGTATTTTTAACGAGTTTCAATTAGATGCAGAACTTGAAACATTAAAGGATGAGATTAAAATCTACGCCGAAGGTGATGCTAAACAAAAAGAAATCTCAGCTAAAAAACAAAGACAATACGACTCTTTATTAAAAATAAAGAATAGTATGAGCAATCACGGTATTGAGGTAGAGCGTGCTCGCAAAGCTGCGGTCAGCCCTGAGAAAACCGATGAAATTAAAAAGGATGTCATTACAAATGAAAGTATTGGCGTAGGCTCAACAGTTAGTTACCAACCTAGATCTGGATTACCTATTTCTGGTAAAGTAATTAAAAAGACAAATACCAAAGTAACTATTCAATACACTGATAAGAACGGCGAGGTAAAAACTAAAGTTGTTAGTATCAATGCTAAAAGCTTAAAGGGAATTGGAACTAGTGGTCAGCAGTTAGAAATAGACTTTGATGGATCAGATCCTGCATCTCGTAATGTAGATTACTTTAAGAAAGAACTTAAAGCTGATTTAGAAGAATACTTAAAAGTATTAGCTGAGAATTCAGAAGATGGAGGACAGCCTATTCTGTCTACAGATATAGATAGAATATTTTCTTATCTAGAGGACTATCTAGAATTAGGAGTAGATGCTAGAGCAGCAAGTATGAACGTTAACTTACTTAACGATCCTATGTACTTCTCTGAGGCAGCTAAAAAATTCAGTGCTGCTGCTAAAGCCGCTCAAGAAATTGCGGCTAAGAAACTACAAGAAGCTTGGGATGTATACGAAGCTCGTATGCAAACTAATCAATTACTTCGCGATATCTACGAAAAATTCAATGTCTTCTTCATGCCGGAAGAGATTGATAAATTAATTAAAGGAGAAAGTATACCATCTGTATTTATTGACGCTGGTACTAAGAAACCAATAGAAACAAATAGCCTTAAGTATAAAGAGATATTAGAATTCTTAGAACTATTTGAGGAGGCTAACGGGTTTACTTTAGCAGGTAAAGAAATATCTGAAGAAGGTGCTGAGTCTTTCCAAAGACCATATGACTTTACAGAAAAGGATGATACTAGAACATATAAAGACTTTGTAAAAGCTTTAGGATTAGATCCTAAACTTAAGAGTCAGATGGTTTCTACAAAAGATTTACTGAATTATATAATCAAAAATAAGTTTAGTAAACCGGGAGCTAAAGCTTTAGCTAGAAGATTAATGACTACCGTCAAAGATTCTGATCAGATAGAAATTAGTTCTACCTCTTCTCAAGCATTTACTTACTCTAAAACTGCAGGTATTACTATAGATTTAAGATACTCTTCAAAAGACTACGGTCAAATGCAAGTTTCTTTAGAATACTCTGTCCTAAATCCAATGCTTCAGAAGATTGTAGAAGAAGGATTGCTTGACGATAAGTTTACTAAGGCTACCACAAATCTTATGGATGCCGTAAGAGAATACTACGAAGCAAATAGAGATTCTATAAAAGATCCGAATCTAAATGCAATGTTTAAATTCATGCTTTCTAGTCCACAGGCATTCTTATCCGAGGCTTTGACTAATACTGTTGCTCAAACAGAACTAGAAGCTATACCGTATAAGAATACAAATAAGAATCTATGGGAGGAAGTATTAGATGCATTTAGAGAGTTCTTAGCTAAACTCTTAGGGTTCTCTCAAAGTTCTAGTAATACAGCTTTGACTGAGGCAATAGGTATTATATCTAATAAAGTAGAAAACAGACCTATTATAGGAAGCACTGAAGATACAGGTATTACTCCAACTGATACAAGCGCTGCAGCAATTACTGTAGATACACCGTTTAATGATATGCCAAGAGATCTGCAGACTATGTTACGTGCAGAACTTAAAATCTTTAACCAGGAACAAATATCTAATAACAAACCTATTATTCCTGATTCAGAAATTACCCGATTCATTAAACAAAACGATAGAGCTAAAAAACTTATTGATAACTACAATAAACGAAACGGTCTTACAGGCACACCTACTAGTACACCTGCAACAGAGCCTACAGCTTTCACAGTTACCGTAGATGGTTACAACATCAATACTTACGAAGATGGAAATATCGATGTAACTAAAGATGGAGAAGTAATAGCAGTTGGACTAGCTAACGAAGCTGAGGCAATGGCTGCTATCGAACAGCATAAGAAAGAACAAAGACCTGTATTTAAAATTAAACAGAAATTCAAAGGTCTACTTATATACACAACTCTTGCTAGTAGTGTAGATGATCTAGATAGCATTAAGGAAGGAGTCATCAATGGGGAAACTTTATTAGCTGAGGCTTTAGCTGATAATGGACAAAGCATTGAAGGTACTACTATAGATGCAGTAATGTATAAGCTTTTTGTAAAAGACAAAGCTCTTGCAGAAAAAGTATACGATGATGCGTTAGCTAAAATGGAGGCTGCGGTTAATGCCGGAGATACTGTAGTAACAACTATAGGACGATTTGCTCAGAAGGCTGATATGGTACTTATCCACACTAACGATAACGTAATTGTTGATAAAGCTGGTAAAGATGCTGTATCTAGAGTTAGAGCTTACGAAAGCGCAGCTAAGAAAACAAAGGTTAAAAGCAATATCCAGATCTTAGAGATTGACTCTCCTATTATAGACGTACTTACAGGAAAAGCTAAGGCTACATCTCTTAAAGAGAAGTACAAAGGCAAGGTAAAAGAAAGTATCGAGAATGCTAAATCTATGGAGGAGCTTGATGATATTAACAGAGAAACAACTTCTTTAATTCTTGAAGATGAGAACCTTACAGCTGAAGAGTTTAAGGAACTTATGAATAAAAAAATGCAGGAATTATCATCAAAAATTCCTACCTTTGAAGAAGTAGAGAAGAACGATTTAGTAGTAATGAAAGATAGAAAACAGTACGGTCGAAGCGGCATTGTACAAGTTCTTGGAAAGAATACTACTAACGGCACGGTTAAAGTAAAACGACTTAATTCAAATGAAGCTATGACTTTATCAAAGGAAGAATTCGAAAATGGTGCCGAGTACATGTATCGCGCAGGTACTGAGAAACTTGAACAAACTGTTACAATAACTGCTGACGAAAAACAAAACTCCAACTCTAATATGGAAAGCGCAGGAGACATTAATAATGTTGACGCTATCAGAGAAGATATGGAAAAGGCGAAGAACTCTTCTGCCGAAGATATAGATGATGAATTTACTAACTCATTTGGCTGCGAATAATGATTAACTGTACCCTAAGTAACAAACAATTAAGGATCCTTCGTACTAAAATTGCGAAGGATCTTTTGACTTATGTAGATAACAACGAAAACTTTGATCTTAAAGATTATCTATCTAAAATCTACAATCAAGTTAACGATGCTACAAAGAACCAGAACTTAGCTTTGGACTATGCTAGAGTATCTCTTCCTTTTATCAAACAGCTTTTAGGAGTAGACAATACTCTTGAGAACTTACCTGAGCAAGGATTAAATATTGCTGAGCTGTACAAAACAACTAGATTAGCTGGAGACGATAAGAATGGTTTTCAAGTCGTAGTAGACTACTTAGGTGTTACTATTAATCCCGCTAAGAATCTTGGTGAGGTAAAAAAAGATCTTGAAAAAGAAGAAGATCAAGAAAAAGCAGCTAAGAAAAATGTCGATAATCGCGTAGTTCCTACTATCTATAAAGAGACAAGAAAGCCTTATGATCCTGTATCAACTAGTATGCAGGAAGTTTTATCTGGTAAACCGGAATCGGTAAGAGATCCTAGAATGAAAATATACAGTGACATTACCAAAATGATACTGGATAAAATTCCACTTGGTGGAGCAAAGGACTTTGAAGGAATTGAATATCCAGGAGTAAACGGGGGGATCTTTGTTAAGATGATGCGATACAATAGAATCGCAGTTAATGATACCTTTCCTCATGTAAAAGAGGTTATCGAATCAGGTGTAGACCAAGACTATATAATTGAAGACTATAACTTTGCTTTTGTTTATGTACTAACCGATAAAGACGGCAATGAACTTCGCTTTAACGATAAGGGAGAAGTTACCAAAAGTGGAACTTTAGTTTATTACAATACTCGATTTCTACCAAAGAGAGGATCGAATAAGTTATTTGATGTAGACAATGTTACTAATACCCAAAAACCTATAGAGGTTGCTAAAAATTTAGGTATTTCTATTGAGGAAGCAACAGAATTTTTAAGAAGTGGCTTCGAGGAATTAGCAAAGGCTTACGATTATATTAGATTAAAAGATGGTAATAGTATAATGTATTCTATTACCGGCGGAAGCAAAGGTGCTATTGTGGATAATAACCGCAAGATGGTTCCGTTTCAAACTAGAATTTTTAGAAACGAGCCCCTAAGCTTTGCCTTTTATGCTAAAGACAAACTAAAACCTGGAGATTTCTCAGGGGTATATGTAACCGGTGCACAATCTAACTACCCGGTATTAATAGCTCCTAGAAGTATATCTGATTCGCTTGCAACAGACTTGGTAGAAATGTTAACGAAATCCGTTAATAAATCTGATGGTCAGCCGCTAAGTAATAAAGAGAAAGTTGACATACTTTCTACATACATACTTAACTCTGTTAAAGATATACAGTATGGTGTAGATAAAAGCAATGGGGCAATATACATAAAGCTAGAGGGACAACCTTTAAAGCTTTCATCGCCAGAAGCAGCTGATACATTAAAGAACGTTTTCCTAAAACAACCTAGTGGATTTGATAGAAAAAACATTATAGCATTACCGCTAGCTAATAGCAACAAAAATGTTACAGTCTTTTCTAGAAATCCTAATGGTACATTTAGCACAGAGTCTGTTCCGTACATGACGTACTTGGAGCAGAATATGGACATGAACGTAGAGTTAGACGAAGACGGACTACTTAAACGTTATAACCCATACTTTAATCTTATGATTAACCTTGACAGTATGGGCAAGGTATTATTAGATAATGGTAATGTAGACGAAAAAGAAGAGACTAATAATGAAAAGGTAGCTAGACTTAGAGCGGAGGAACAAATAGAAATTCTTAAGAAAATACCTAACATAGATAGTTATAAAGTAAAAGGTAAGATTGATAGCAATCTTATGCCTGAAGATATTAAAAAAATATATCAGGAAATTTATGATAGATATGATGCTGTTATCACGCCTATACTAAGAGATCAGATAGAACTTGAGATAATGGAAACTCTTTCTAAGGTTCAAGATGTAGCAGCATTTACCGGGGCTAGAGATCTAACTCCAAAGGAACAAACCGAACAAGATAGAATTATAGCAGAGATTACAAAGAAGTATTTAGGAAGTTCTAAAAAAATAGCTAAGCCCGTAACTAATACTACAGAAAACAAACCAGAAGAGTTTGTTAATCATTCTGGAGGAGCATATGGCGGAGATACTCTTTGGGATATTATAGGAAGAAGATTTGGTGTAGTAGAACACAGACATTATAGAGAAGCAAGTAATAGGAATCTATCTAAAAAACTTAGAGACTTTGGTGTATCAGCAACTGTCCTTACAAAGGAACAGATGGATACAGCCAGACAAGAGATAAAAGACTTAATTAATAAAGATTACCCAGATACCGTAGAAGGAAACTTACAGGTAAGAAACTACTACCAAGTTGCTAATGCGGATTCTGTATTTGCAGTTGCTCCAATTCTTAGAGTACATAAGGATACAAGAGGAACAGTAGTTAAAAAAATAAAGGCTGTAACGGGAGGAACGAATACAGCCGTGCAATTAGCTATAGCATTAAACAAACCTGTTTACATTTGGGATGCTGGTAGCAAAAGTTATGAAGGCACAGGAAGATGGTATACTTATGATTATTCTGTAGAACAATTTGTGCCAACAGATACACCTACTCTTACTAAAAACTTTGCCGGCGTAGGTACAAGAGATGTCGAAGACTATGACGTTAAAGATAGATTTGATCAATGGGGACCAAGATTTCAGTATGTAGGAAAAGACATAGAGCTTGAGGCAATACAAGCAATTACCGATGTATATGAAAAAACTTTTGGTAGCAAACCCGAAGTAGATCCATTTGTAAAAGCGGATGCTTTACCACCTATCGAACAAAATTTTGAAGATGGTGAGGGCGGTAGAACTATGCAGCCTCAGTTTAAAGGTAAGTCTGCAATGGACTTAATTATATCTGGAGATAGAACTAGAACTACTAGAGCAAATACAGATATTACAAGAATGCTCAAAGACTATAATCTACCAAGTATTACTGCTCTTAAGGGTATGATTGTTAGAATGGTCGACAGAAACGGTAGACAAGTATATGCAAGAATAACAGACGTCTCTAGATTTAATAAAACATACCAGCTTGACACGTGGCAGAAGGAGGGATGGGACGAGGCTACAACAGATAAGCTTTTAGGTAAGTACCCATACGCTATAGAATTTGAGGTAGTTAAAGATCCTGGTCAAAAAACTGCTACAGAAGTTAAAACTGTATCGGAAGACTATGGTGTTGTACAAGCTGAAACTAATCCTACGGAAAGCGAAAAGCAAGCAGACATTGATTTAATTAAGCCACATATACAAAGACAGGCCTTTAAAGAAAATGTAGGTAAGTATGCTAATGAAATGTTCCATTACTCTTTAAGATGGGGTAGAAAAAACTATAACTTCTTTGTATTAAAAGATGGAAAGTATGTTAAATCTACAATAGCTGACGAGGGATCTCAACTATATTCTAAAGATAGAAATGGTAATTACGTTAAATCAAATAGAAAAGATAAGGCTGCTTATAACAACGGATTAATTAATCCATTAGATATTGATTCTTTTGCAGGAAAAGGAGATATGTATGGCTATGATCTAGTAGATCAGAACGGAGATCCTCTTCCATCGATTTCAGAATTACAACCGATTATAGATAAAATTGAATCTGCTCTCGGTATAAGCATGAGAAATTACGACTCTGTCATAGGTAATATTTATTTACCTGGAGAGTATGTATATCCACATAAGGATACTTCTGAAAGTAAATCAGCAAGAAAGTATCCTGTTATTGTATACAGTATTGGTAACGATGCTGGATTAGGTATAGTGGATAATAACGAAGGTAAGATGACTTTTGCTAACGAGTATGATGCAAAATGGTTACCAGCTGGTGAAAAATTAAAAGGTTATACAAATGAGGTATTAACAAAGCACGGTAGTATCTATACTTTCGGTATGGGCGGTAAGGGTAGATTTGAATTAACTCATAGTACGCCGATTAATTCTAAGAAAGATACTCCTCAATCTCCGATAACATTACCAAACGGAAAAGTAGTAACTAACTATACTATTACTCTTACTTTTAGAAGAGCTGCAGACCTAGCAGAAGGTATGGCAGATTCTCCTACAACGTCTGATAAAGTTAGCGCAGTAGAAAAGAAAGCTGCAGAAGTTGTACAGAAAGTAGAACCGCAACAGATATTCCGTAGAGGAAGATCAAGTGCAGATAGTAATATATTAGATAACTTGATGAACGATGACGACTTCATCGATAAAAACGGTAAGAACAAATTAGGTATTCAAGGTAATATTAAAGCAACTAGAGAACAGATTGCTTTAGCTAAAACCTGGTACGAGAATAGCCCGCTTAGCAAACACATACCATTTAAGGTAATGTTCAATGCTATCAATACTGCTACTAAAAACGGTATTGCTCGTTGGGATGTAAACGGTATTACACTGTTTAAAGGATCGGATTACTCTGATCTATACCACGAAGCATGGCACGGCTTTACACAGATGTTCTTGACTAAAGAAGAAAGAGATAAACTATATAACGAAGCACGATTAAACAAAGGATCGTTTGTAGCATTTGACGGAAGTACTGTAACATTTGGAGCAGCTACTGATGAACAAATAGAAGAATACTTGGCGGAGGACTTCCGCGAGTATATGCTTGGTAAAGGAAAGAAAGTATTAGACAAGACCCCGGTTAAGAAGAACATCTTCCAAAAGATATTTGAATTCTTAAAGGCATTGTTCGGTAAGACTAATGCTGATGACGTTATTACTAATGGTAACAATAACAGCTATACCAACGAGCTATACGAGAAACTAAGAGTAGGAGATCTAAACCAGTTTACATTTAACCAGGCTAATAGAGTATTTACTACTTTGAATAAGGTAGTAACTACAACTACTCCTAAAGATAATACTACCCCAGCTAAACTAGGATACGAAGCCTCAGCATTAATTGGATCTACAGTAGATGCATTATTTGTTGAAGCTATCGCTAAGTTAAATGGCGGTAAGACACACGTATTTACTACAGCGGCTATACGTACAGTAAAAGGACGTACCACAGTATATAAGTACGTATTACAAGAACTAACTAAGCAGTTAGAGAACGTGTATCTAGACAAACTCGACATGGAGGCTAAAGGACTAGATACACAAGATATAAACTATGAACTAGATACTCTATCCTATGCGGTAAAACACTTCGGTAAGCCCGATGAGGTTCTTAAACCAACAGGGGTAATGAAGTACCACATGGAGACTAGTAAGTTTATGGAGTTTGACGATCGACAAATAGTAGAGCTGAATAAGATCGATGATAGTAAACTAACTATCAAGAACGAGTTCGAATCTAAATCGGGTAACGAAATGTCGGGTAAAGAGAAAGCCTCTCCTATCCTTCTATATACTATCCGTGGTTTATATGCTTACGATACTGACGGTAGCGTCAAGACTAACAGATTAGGTTTCCCTAAACTGATGGACCCTAATGCTGCATGGAACCGTATATATAATATTACAGACGGAGCTAGAAACATCCAAGATGTTTATAACAGATTGTCTGAGGCAGCGGTAGACTACCCTGCTATTGCGCAATTCCTTGAGAAGGTAGGACCTCCTACTAATATGGAGACTAGCTCTCAACAGTTATGGACAGATATTACAAATGTCCTTACTATGAAGCGTATCCCTCTTATGGCAGTACGCGCTACTTTCTCTTCAGAGTTAGTAGAAGCTGTAGATCCTGAGACCGGAGAAGTTTTAATGGAGGGTAACAAACCTATCAAAGAAACAGTAACTACGTTTAAGGTTACTCCTACAAGAGCAGGTGGTGAATACAGCAAGGTTGGTGCTAAATGGGATAACTACTTTGCAGTAGCCGCACCTAATCAATATATTACTGTAGGCGCAGATAATGTTAATACATTAAATATCCAGGCTGTTGCGGAAAACTTTGACCGTACTTTATCTATAAACAAGTTAGATACTGTATTTGAATTTATGGAAGCTATAGGTATGCCGTTGGAGAATAACTCTACCGTACGTAAAGCTTTAGCAAATAAAAATAACCCGACATTCAAAGCTATATACGATTTACATACGACTATATTATACGGTATCTATCCTTATAATAATATGTATGCCGGAGCAAATCCGATTGTAATAAAAAAGCCTAGCGACTTAGTTAAGGAATACAAGGTTAACATAGATGACTTTAAGGTAGCTAATAAGCTTAGCGGTATCTCAATTAAGTATAATACTATACAGAACTTCCACCTTACTTGGTCTGATGACTTCTCTGATACTACTGTATCTAACGCTGAGGGAGAAAACCAATACGAGAAGTCTCTACGCGGTACGTTAATGAACCAGATAGATAGTATTAATACTGCTGATACTATAACCGAACTTACACAAGAAGGCGTTAGTAATGCGGAAGACTTAAGTATGAATCATCTTGCTAAGTCACGTAATCCTTTTATGAAGACTTCAAAGTTCATGAGAAGATTATTTGACGAGAACGGAAAGAAGATTGTATACGAATCAGCATGGGGAGATAGAGTAAGATCTCAGATCGAGCTTCTAAACATGTCTGGTACTTCTGTAGAAATAACTAACGTTAGAGGCCTTATAAATGAAAGTGGTATTGCCTCAGCTAATGCTGATGAGACTACTAAGATCTTACAAGACTTTTACATGATGATGTTATACGGCGTATCAGAAGCTACACGTCATGCTGATAAGTCTACTACATACTTATTTAGATTAGTTGCTACTGATCCAAAAGATGAAAAAGGTAAAGTACTAAAGCACTTAATTGACCTTTCATCATTTACACAGAGATCAAATCCTGATGCGCCGTCTGCAGGTAGAATAGAATTTACCAAAGATCTAGTTAAACATTTATGTGCTGAGTACGAACGTATTCAGAAACTTAAAGACGGAGATCCTGCAGGAGTAGCTGTAGTAGGTGATAAAACTTATGCCGAGAAAGGATCAGAGTTTGTAATCTTTGACAAGATACTAGATACTGATACTAAGACTAAGATAAAGAAAGCTAGAACATCATCTTTATCAGAACCTGTTCTTACCGCAGAAGACCTTTACAAATATCTTAATGATCCTAAAAGGGTAGATCTAAAAAATTCTATTGAGCAACAAATAGGAACTTACCTAACAAGCCAAGTAAAAGAATTTGAGGAGTCGTTAACTGAAATGGGATTCTATAACAATCCGCAGTTATATAGTCAAGTTTTAAATAAGATGGGAGTTAGAAACCCAGAAAGTATTACAGAAGAACGTAGAAGCCAGTTATTAAAAGACATGGCTGAGGCTTATGTAGCAAATGCTTGGTCACAAAATCTTGAAGTTACTTTATTATTTTACGGAGACCCTGCATTATATCCTGGCGAAGCTGACTTCTTTAAACGTAATGCTGGTCTAGGTGCTACAGGAACAATTCCTCGTACTGATATTTACATGCAACAGTATGTAAATGCTAAACTTGCAGCTAATAGCGAAGCAGCAAGACTTGGATTTAAACCGAAGAAGTTTGGTAAGACTATGACGTCTGCTGTAATGGAAGATGCTAAAACTCAATCGGTATATTACGATGAGTATTTAAAAGAGGCAATAGAGTTTGAGACAGAGCGTCTTACAAAACTTAAGGCTTCAGAAGAGCAGATCGAAAAAACTGTAAAAGCTATAACAAAACGATTTGGCGAGTATAAGAAAATGACAGAGGGCGATGGTCAAGGTTGGATAAACTTTGATGCATACCGTGCATTACTTATGTCACTAAACAAATGGACTAATACACAAGAATCCATTTATAATAAAATTGTTAATAGAGAAGAAGTTACTGAAGATATTCTTCAATTCTTCCCTGTTAAAAAGATGCAGTACTGGGGACCTCTTAAGACAGATGGTCTTCCTGTGTACGGTTTCCACAAGTTCTCTTTGATGCCTCTTATTCCTAACATTATTCAAGGTAAGAACTTGCAGAGTCTTCAGTCAAAAATGTTAGAGCAGGGAATCGACTATGCTTTATTAAAGTCTGGTTCTAAGATTAACACTCTTACTAAAGACGGTGCTGTTGACAAGTTCTATAAGAATTCTAAGAGTAATACCGATAAGACCTTAGCAATCGAAGAAGAGGGCTTTGAGTTTACTCCTAACGAAATCTTTATGGATTACTTTAAAGATCAGTTAGAGGTACACGATCACTTTAATAACAAAGTTACTTTCTCTACTCAGCTTCGTAAACTTATCGAAGACGGTTTAATGGAGAACGGGGTTCCGACAGACTGGAAACCTTTTGACTTCTCGGATCCTTGGCAAAGAATACAAGCTTGGGAAGCGGCTTCAGATAGTGAGAAGATGTCATCTAAAAACTACAAGAAGTTAATAAGATATGAGGCTAACCTTGAGGCATTAGTTCAACTTAAGAAAGATAAACTTGTAAAAGAGATTGGTTCTGATATGAAGAGCCTTCTTGATTTTGTTAAAAAAGAACTTACAAGACAAGAGTTATCAGATCATGAGATTAACTTTATAGACTACGACGGTATTACCAAAGAGCCTAAACAAAGTTTAGACTTATCATTGTCTGCAGATAAAATAGAAAAGCTTTTAGTTTCTGTTGTACAGAAGCGCTTGATTAACCAGAAGATTACTGGAGAAACATTAGTACAAGTATCTGGTGTAGGATTTGAAAACGCTAATAACAATATGCGTAATGCTACCGAAGAGGAAATTAAAAAGTATGGTACAAATGCAGGTTTACCTTTCTATCGTAAGAAGCCTGATGGATCTACCTCAGCAATGAAAGTTAAGATTGCACTTCAAGGCGGATTCAAAAAGTTATTGTACCATCCTGATGTAACATCATTAGCTTCTAAAAATAACATTACTCCGCTTCAAGCTCTTAATACATTACTTAAAGATGAGAACTGGTTAGATAAACCAATTAACCCTAATCAAGAAATATACGCCAAAGCATTTGCTAAACTGGATAGTACTAAAGGAGATTCTAAATTATTTATACTTAGATCAGAACTAACTCCAGAATTATTAAATGAGCTTACTCCTGATACTAAGGGTGGTCAACGTGTTAAAGGTGGCGAGTACTACGGAATTAAAATTCTTGGAGACTACTATTCTCATAACACGGTTAAGTCTAAAGACGGAGAAAATCTAGATATTATAGTTGTAGATAAAGTAGAAGACGCTGAAAATCAGTATCAAGAATATCTAAAGGGCGGTGCTAAAAACTTTACAGGAGTTTCTGAAGTAGAACCTGTAGATAAAAATAGATTGTTCATAACAATGGTAGCTGCACGTATTCCTGTGCAAGGTCTTAACTCTATGGAGTTCATGGAGGTATTTGAATTCTTACCAGAAGAAGCAGGTAACATTGTAATTCTTCCAGCAGAGATCGTAGCTAAGTCAGGTGGTGACTTTGACATCGATAAGATGTTTACTATGATGCCTAACATTTCAGCTAAGTATAAAAAGATTTCTGATAAGAGTATCAAAGCTATTAGCGAGCAATTTGGTAGTGATGTAACACGAGAAGAAATAGAAGATCTAGAAGAGAAGTATGCTGACCTAGATAATGAAGAAGCATTTACTGATGATGAGATGAAGATTTTAAACTTAGTAGATGTTTTATCAGAGGAAGAGGTTACTGTTAAACTAGATAAGAATAGAAAATCAGTTAAAGGTATTGAGAATGCTTTAATTAAAGATACGATAGGAATTCTTTCGATGCCTGAAAACAGAATCAAACTGATTACCCCTAATGGTATTGACATCCTTAAAGGTATTGCTGAGGACATGGCTTATATAGATAGAGGTGAAGAACCTGGAACTAGTAAGTCGCCAACAGAAATATTTGAACTAGGTCGTAACTTATACAAACACCAGTCTAATAGTATTGGTAAAGCTGTACTCGGTATCATTGCTGTAGCAAACACGTTTAATACTTTGTTTGCACGCACAGGATTAATTATGAGCAGCGATCGTATCATCACTTATAAGAAAGATGGTACTCCTGTATATGCCGATCAAAACCTATACTTGCCTCATAATTCTATTGACGGTAACATATCTTTATCTTCTGCTTATTCTACCGACTTAAGTAACCGTGTAGCTGATATCATTAACCAAATGATTAACGGAGCGGTAGACGTTGCAAAGGATGCATGGATCTTTGATATACAAGGTAACAAAGAGGTTATACCTTCATTGTTATTCCTGATCCAAGCAGGCGTACCGATTGACCAAGCAGTCTATTTTGTATCACAGCCTATTATTAAAGACTTCTTAGGTAAGCAACGTTTACTTAAGAGTAAGTTTGCTGTACCTATTGGTCAGGAGGATGTAGGATTATTCCACAGAATAGAAGCTCGTAACCAAATTCTATTTAACGTAGAAAATGGATTTACACAAGATCCTAAAAAATACTTGAGTAGTCAGGTATTCGGAGATACAAATGTTTTCGATAAGGCCCTTGTATGGAATCTTTTGGAAGAATTTGCTCCTAACCTAGAAGATTATTCAAAAGAAGATCTTAAGAAAAATCTAAAGAAAAAAGAAGGAGAAGGTTACAACGAATTGGACAGAGCAGTATTTACTCAGTTCATCATGATCCAAGAGATGGCTGGTCAGATTACACAGCTTACACAGGGTCTTAAATTTGATAACGATAAGACAAGTACATTGCTCGATGCTCGCATGAAGATAGAGAAAATGAGTACTCTTACAAACGGTATTAGTGCAGAATCAATTAGAAGAATTGCAGAAGAATCACCTATCAGTGCATTTAAAATCCAAGACTTTATAATCGAGCGATACCATAATTTATTCCCATTACGCGATAGTGAAGAAGTAAATAACTTTGTTCAAGATCTATTCCGTAGACAAGGGGATGGTAAAAACAAATCATTTGCAATTAAAAAAGCAACTGGTATGGATGACGAGACTTTACAAAGAACATTGAGAAATGATCTTATGAGTTTCCTATTCCAAAGATCATACTATAAATTTAATTCTAATACCAACACGTATCAAGGTAAAGATGTAGAGGTTGAGATAGAAGAGTTAAAGAATTTAAAGGCTGCAGCTAGAGTAAAAGAAGGTAAACTGTATATAGATAAAAAACAGATTAACAGTTTGTTTAGCACAAAGCAGTATAGTAAACAAAGCGCCTGGCAGTTTGCTGCTCCGGTAGATAATATAATCTTTGACATGTACGATCCCGTAACAGGTAAACAATTATTTACCAAGTTCGTATTTGAAAGAGAAGTATTAAGAAGCTATCCTGAGAATTCTAAAGAGAATATCAGCAAGACAAAAGACTATGCGAAATATGTTGAGCAGTATAAGGCACAGCCTGATGAAAAGTATACAGCTGAATATAAAGCTTACGAGTCTGTACTTAGAGATAAAGCATTAGGTAACTTAAATCTTCACGGTTATTTATTCTACGGAGATAAAGCATATGGTCGTCAGATCATGCAGCTTAAAGAAAGTAATCCTAGCTTATTTGAAAAGTATTCAGTACTTGCAAACTTAGAAGCTGTAACCAAACCTTACACAACTACTACTCTTACTAATTTAAAGTTTGCTAATACTCTGTATACAGAAGATGATCTAAACATCTACCATAACAACTTACAGGATCTAGCTAACCCTAGCGTTATTAAGTCAGAAGATCCTGTGGAGAATGCAAGAATATCAGAGCTATTCCAAAAGTTTGGTTTGTTCTCTTTATTGCAGTCAGGTACAGATACAAGAAGTACTTTCTCTATGATTCGTGCAGTACCGACAGAAATGTCTATGGCTCTATTTGAAAAACCATATAAGCAGTTTACAGAAGAGTTAAAGTATGATGAGATTGAAAGTTTATTACGCGATTATCAAAATACATTTGTTACAAGCCAGTATGCAAGAAGTAACTATCTAAGTAAGAAAATTAAAAACTGGGCTACTAACCCATTACTTAAAGGTGCTGTTGATGCTAATGGTAATATTCCAGATAATGTAATTTACAATCTGGATCCAGAAGCTCTTCAAAAAGCTATGGAAGCTGCTGCTGAAGCAGAGAAAGCTGCTGAAGAACAAGAGGCTAGAAATGTAATGATAAAAGGTATACCTGTTAACTTAACACAGCTTGGTATATCATTTACACCAAACGATCAGCAAGTAGAAGCTCTTAACAATATTGCGGAATTTATCAGCAAAGGTTACGATATGACTACTGATGATGTTACTAATAACATGTATACTCTTATGGGATATGCTGGTACTGGTAAAACAAGTATCACTAAAATCTTACTGGAATACCTAAGAAAAAGAAATATTACTTACAGTGTTACAGCTACTACACATAAAGCTAAAGGAGTATTGTCTAAAGCTATTGGTATGCGTACCAAAACTATTCATAAGTCTTTAGCCTTAGCACCTAAAATAGATCCTACAAGAGTTAGCTTAAAGGACCTAGAGCTAAATGTTGTTGCCTCTGGTGAATTTCCTACAGATGTTTTAATCATCGATGAGTCATCTTTCATTGGACCTGATCTATTTAATTTCATAAAACGAAGAGCTGAGAAGAACCAACAGCAGGTAATTTTTATTGGTGACCCAGCACAGCTTAAGCCTGTAGCCAAAGAGAAAAGAAATAGAGTTGTATTAAATAAAGAAAACTCTCCTGTATTTAGAGAGGTATCTAATAAATCTGAACTTACTCAAGTTGAACGTCAGGCTGGAGATAATCCTTTGGGTCCAATCTTAGATTCTATTCGTAACAACATGAAGGAATCGTTGCCAACATTCGGCTACAAGTCTAAAGTTATTGGTAATGAAGGAATAGTATTTACGTCGTCATCTAGAGAATTTGCTAAGGATGTTGTAAAAGCTTTCCAATCAGAGGAGTTTAGAAATAACAGAAACTTTGTTAGAGCTATAACCTATGAGAACAGTCGAGTTGAAAAGCTTAACACTGCTATACGTAGAGGACTTGGTTACACTGAGCCTTATGTGGTAGGAGAAATCATGATGGGTTACAGTAACTATAAAAAACAAATGGGTACTGATGATTACGCTATTAATAATTCAGTAGACTACATTATAACAAATATTGAATACGTTCCAAGCAGAAATGTTGGAGAAAAAGCATTAAAAGAATCTGGCCTAAACTTACAACCAATGGTGATGTCAGGATATAATATTACTCTTCAGGATATATCCGATTCTAAGATTGAACCTGTTGAAGTATTTATGTTAGACAATAACAATAGCGAAGAACAGTTTAGAGAACTAGGCCGCCAAAGTGAAGCACTAGCAGCACTTGGTGAAAAGAGTACTAAATTGTTTAAGCACTGGTATAGATTTATGGAATCATTTGCTCTAAACAAAAATATAGTAGCAGATGAGATTGATCCAGAAACAGGAGAACCAAGAGTTGTTGTACTTAAAACTCTTGACTACGGTTATGCTCATACTATTCACAAGTCACAAGGTTCTACGTATACAAACATATTTGTAGACTTAGATAATATTAATGTATCTCAAGACATAGAGGAAAGAAATCAAATGAAGTATGTTGCTCTTTCCAGAGCTACGAATATTGCCTATGCTCTTACAGAAAATGCAGAAGGAGATGCACCTCAGATTGACTTTAACGGAGACTTCGTTAATAAAACAATAGTACCATCTGAAACTGATAAACTATATAAGACAGAGGCAGACATACAAACCTCTAAGCTTATGACTATCTTACAAGACAACAGTACCGGAGTTAGAACATTTAAATATACGTTGGATGCTAAATCTGGTACAGCTGGTAAAGGAGTTCTTACTGAAGAGACTGCTAGAATGATTAGACAAGATTATCCAAATGCTTTAATGGTATTCAATGACTTCACAGACCTGAAAGGAAATACTGCTGGAACAAACAGCGTATGGAGAGCATTAGGTTCTAACGGTATCGGAATTTCTACTAAGGTGGGACCTTCTCCAACTAAGGTAGGATCAGATAAAATTAATATGTCTGAGGCATTGACTGATGAAACTCTAGATGATAACAAGAAGTTAATTGACAAAGAAATTAAAGCTATCAAAGAAAAGCTTGCTGAGCCAGGTCCTCAAAAGTATCTAGTATTCGATGACTTTGGTTATGGTCAATACATGATCGGGTATGTAGAGAATGCTCCAACGATCAGCAGACCTACTTTAAAAGGATCTGCCCCACAAACATTCTTGTATCTATCAGAACAATTATATCGTAACTTTGGATACATTAATCCTCATTACTTATTACTTCCTCAAGGAAGAGCTGTTGTCCAAGAAGGTCAGCCTATTACAGATGATGAGATTATTGAACAAAATAAAAAATGTTAAACTAAGTAAAGATGAGCGTTTGTCCATTACCAAATTCACTAAACGAATTAACCGAATATGCTAAGCAGATAGGCTTAGGTCCAAGAGCTTCTACGGAAGTTCTTCGGGCTTTTATGCAGAAGAATAGAAATCTTCCTATGGGAGCAGAACCTATTGTTCCGACTAACGAAGAGTTCAAAGCTTTAATGGATAATATGGACGTATGGAATACTGAGGGCAGACAAGTAATTATGCCCGATCTATACGCAGGTTTTGGAGATAACATGAATGCTTTTCCAGAGTATAGTGTTTTAGTAAATCCTATAAAACTTGATGCACAATCTCAAGCTAATTTAAAAGCAGCTGCTACGGTAACTGTATTAGCACAAAAACTTAGTAGTAACTTAGGTGTACCTTACCAGTTTATAACCCCGGCAGAAGCTGCAGAATTGACAAAAAATGTCAATACTTGGAAGGGACAATCAGCATTCTTCTTCGGAGGAGTTGTGTACATGATACCAGAATTAGTCACAGAGAAGTCTGTGCTACACGAATTTGCTCACCCCCTTATACGTGCTATAAGAATCAGCAATCCTACTTTGTTTACTAAACTAACAAATGAACTTAAGAATAGTCCAAACGGTACAAGACTGCTAGCTGAAGCTAGAGAAGAGTATTCTGATTTAACAGCAGACGATCCTATTATTTTAGAAGAGGCTTTAGTAAAATCATTAACTGCTCAGGCTGTAGATAAAACTGATTCAGCATTTAATAAATTCATTAAGAATTTCTTATTTGCATTACGTCAGATACTAAGAAAGGTATTCGGCGATATGCCACAAAAAGTTAAAGTAGAAAACCTAGATCAGAATACTACACTTGCTGAGCTAGGAGACATGTTAATATTAGAACAGTTCGACATAAATCTAGAGGGTGTTAGCCAAGAAGATGTAGCCGCTTATATTAATGATGTTAATGAATATGTAAAAGCATTACAAGACTTTAACAAGAACGATCTGCAGCAAAGCACAAACCTTTTCTTTGAGATGGTTAAAAAACAAATCAATCTTTTAGAAAAGAATAAGGACTACGACGGGATGAAAAAGATCCTAAAGGATGCATTCGACAGACCTGACCTAGAACAACTCTTTGCTAACTTAGCACCTTACCAAGATATATCTTCTTTCCTTACTAACGAAATGAGTAAGTTAAAAAGAGATGCAGAGTTTGCAAGAAAACATACAGAGGCTTTTGTAAATAGTTTGATCCGCACTAAGTACATGATAAACCGTTTAAACAAAGAGCTTGTTCGTTTAGTAAAGGATCCTAACTCTAAATCAAACGTAGCAACTGTATTCTATTATAACAACATCATCAATTACTGGGAGAATTTCCTAGATGATTTTCAAAAGAAGCTTACGGATGTTGAGAACGGCGTTGATTCAAGCAATCCTATATTTGAATTAATGGGATCTATTGCCAGCGAAATATCAATTGCCCGAACTAATACTAGTAAAATTTATTTTGCAGGAACATCTGAGATTATCAAAGAGACTCTTGGACCAATGCAAGAAAGAATCGATCAGAGATTTAAAGATCTGATGGATGACTTAAAGAAAAGAGGAGCATCTCAAGAGATAATGGAGTTACGTCAAAAAGATTATTGGGGATTATCAGGAGATAACCTTAGAACTTTCTTGTCGTTAAAACAAAGAGTAGAGGCCGGAGAAAACCTATCAGGTTCTGAGAATGAAGTATACGAAAGACTTAGAGATATAAGCTATAAGGAAGGAGCATACTTAACTGAACAGAAAATAGAATTTTTAATGCTAGGTCGTTTAGGAGACGCTCATGCTCTTAACTCTTTCCTAGAAGGTTTTATATATAACCAAGACCCTGTAGTATTTGGATTTGCAACATTTGTCAAGAACAGAATGACCGATGTATTCACAACTGCTCAGCAAAAGGGTAATGCATTTTTAACTAATGTAAAGCCATTACTAGAGGCAGCAGGCTATAACCAATCTAACCCTGCAGAGTTTGGTAGGAGAGCTACGTTCTTAGACAAGAAGGGAGGTACAAATAAAGATACCGGAGTATTTGAAGGAAAGGAAGTACATACTCTCCTTAATCCATTCAAAGGTTATAGAGCTGACGTTGCTAAAATGCGAGACGAGATTCGTGCTGCAGAAATAGTAGCAGCACAGACAGGTAATACTGATGAAGTACTAGCACTTAAGTTAAAGAAACAAAAGTTTGAAAGAGAGTACTTCCATACAGATTTTACAAAAGAATATTACGAACGTTACGAAGTTTTCCGAAAAGGAGATAACGATATTATAGGCGCTAAGGCTGAGATGGCAAGACAAGAAATACTTGCTAAGATTCAGAATCTTACTACAGGTATGGGTAACCAAACCACATTAGAAAGACTTGATGCCGCAGAAGAACTAGATACATTATGGAGACAGTATCGTCAATTACATTCTAACTATTTACCAAGCGGTGAATTAAAAAGAAAAGAAGACCTAGAGATAGCCGAGCGACTAAGAGAGTTCCGAGCAATATCTCGTGAATTATATAGAGAGGAATTACTTCCAGATCTATTTACTAATTCGTTAGCTGCTCACGAACAGTTTCTTATTGACAGAAAGTATGAGAAAAACAGTCCTGCATTCAATCGTCTACGTGAGAAATGGATAATGCAGAATACTAGAATTAAAATAAAAGATTCTTTCTACGAGAAACAAAAACAAATTCTAGATGAAATAAAAGCTATTACGGCAAAGCTTCCTAAAGATTCTCAAATAGAAGCTACTATAAGTGAACTATACGAAAAACTTAGTCAGCTTATGAGCCCATATCGTGATGATGATATGCAGCCAGAAGCTACAGCAATGGACATTAGAAACATTGCTGAGATTAAAAGAGTAGAACAGTTACTTGATCTAGCTAAAAAGAATGTAGCAAAAGCATCTGGTCTAACTGCAAATGAGCATGAGATCCTTAGTAATTACTTTGCTAGACTTAAGAATGGTGAAGAGGTTACTCCAGCAGAAAGAATGGAAGCTAACGATCTCCTTGTTAAGAAAAGTAAAAATGAATTAAAAGAAGGAGATAGAAAAAGATTATACGAATTATGGGAAGATCTTGCTGAGTTACAGACATCAATACCTACAGACTATTATGTAGATACTATAAACAACTTGATGAGTTATGTAGATCTAGAAGAGATGCAAAACCGATTCAAGTTTAAGGATATTGATAAGACTAATGCTCATCAAATTCTTACCGAAGAATTCTTAGATTTCTTAGACGAACAAAGCGAAGAAGTTGCTGATTGGTTTAGAACAAACCATATCCTGTCTAGAGCTACTGATAAGGACGGTAACGAGTATATGAAGATCCAACGTGTTAAAGCTTGGAGCGTTACTCGACCTAAATCTGCAGAGTACTTAGAGACTCACGAGTTTAAAAACTCTGACGGCGAAATAGAAGTTCTTCCGTCTGTTCCTAATATGACTTATTATGATAGAGTTGTTAAAGATCAATATGTAACCAAAGAAGTTACTATGTTAGAAGCATTAGAGATGGGAGACCCTACTCTAGCTAACAAAGATAACAAAGGTCAATGGTTACCAAGACTTGATGCTCCAGACGATAGATATATTAACCATGAATATTTTGATGTAGCTAAAAATAACAAAGCATTACATGCTGCTATTATAGCTTTATCTAAATGGCATCTAGAGTTTCAAGAAGGAAATCCTAACCCATCTAAGTTGTATTTGGATATCCCTCGTTTTATGCGAAGCGGTTATGAAGCTAACCTGAACATGTTTACTGCAGAAGGTAAAGATCAAAATCCTATCAGTAGATGGTGGAAACGATTCCGAGCATTCTGGGGTGGAAGCGACGATGACTACGACAGAGGTTATGACTTTACTACTCAGCAGGAAATGATCAAGGGAGATATGTTCGACGATCAATATGCGGGCGTACCAATTAATGGTCTAGCCGATATTGAAACCGTTAACGTATCTATGGATCTTACTTACGGTATAATGAGATACATGATCTCTGCTGAAAAACAAAGAGCTCTCATAGAAATGAATCCTATGGCAAGAGCTTTACAAACAGTACTTTCTGACCCAGATAATGTAGTAAGACAAGTAAAGGGTATAAGCAAAGACATGCTTGACAACTTTAGTTTAAGTAACATGTTTGAGAGAGGAACCAAACTTCTTAGAAAGGGAGAGAAATCTGTAAGGCAAAAAGCTATTGATAACTTTGTAGAAAGAGAATTTGAAGGTAAACTAAACAAAGGGGTAGTCGGAGTAGACTCTGATAACGTATGGGTACATAAGCTAGCAGATAATATCATGGGAGCATCAGCTTTCGGATACTTTGCTATGGATATCCCATCAGCATTAAAGAACTCCTTTGGTCTACGTATCCAATCTCTCATTGAATCAGCCGGAGGCAAGTACTTTAATCATACTAGCTATGCAGAAGGTACTATGTTTTCAAATAAAGTTAGTTGGGAAATCAGTTTAGAAGTATATAAGTTTGGACCTAAGTCCCATAATACTCAGCTAGTTGAGATCTTTGACGCATATCAAGGAAGATTCCAAGATAAGTTTGTTGAACACGGATCTAGATCTTTAACTAAAGATGCATTAGGAGGATTAAGCTGGATGACAAGTTTCCGTAAATGGACAGAATTAAATTCAACTCTTTCCATCTTCGGAGCAATGATGCATCACGAAAAGAATGTTACGCAAACTATAAACGGCGTAACTAAAAAGATAAAATATATAGATGCTTGGGAAACAGTAGATGGTCAGATCAGATTAAAGGAAGGTGTTGATCCAGAATGGGGAATAGGAGGAACTAAATTTAAAGCATTTAAGAATAGAGTACAAGGTGTTGTAAATAACCTTGCCGGTTCCTTTGCTAAGTTTGATTACTCTGAAGCAGATAGATATGTAGCATTCCGATTTGCTATTGCATTTAAGCGCTGGTTCTTACGTATGTTTATGAACCGTTTACAGCACAGAGGATCTCTAAGAAAAGGAACAGCTCGTGCTAGATTTGACGCAGCAGTAGGAGATACAGCTATGGGTTTCCACTTAGAAGCTTTAATGGCCGCAGGAAGAGTAATAAAAACAAAAGGCGAGTATGCTATGTTTTTATCTGATACAGAGAAAGCTGCTATGTTAAAAACAATAATGGACGTAGCCTATGTTATGGCATTTAGTATGGCCATTTCTATGATATTTGGATTTGATGAGGATGATCCACAAAAGTTTGCTAAGCTACGTGCACGATCAGGACCACTACCATTCTTAGGAGTGTCTGATAATGAAAAAGAGTTTAACTTGGGAGGATGGTTCACAAACCACGCCTTGTATATGACTATGCAACTAAAGAACGAATCTATGCAATGGTTACCTATACCAGGATACGGTGCTGATAACTATATAGATTTGTTAAGTATGGAATCTGTATCTATGAATAATACATGGGATAACTATAAAAAGATTTTTGCTGGATCCGCACTTCATTTAGGTAACTACATGTTTGGAACAGACGATTCTAAAGCATACTTTGATCAACGAGAAGGACCATACGAATGGATGCAGAAGGATGGATCTAAAGTACTAACTTATATAGCTCGTTCATTAGGTCTAAGTGGGAAAACTTTATCGCCAGATATGGCAATTATAAACTGGGTTAAAGGACAAAACTGGAGATAATTAATTATATTTGATATATGAAAAAGTACTCTTACAAAGAACTAGAAGCAGAATTTGCTAGACTAGGTTATCAATGGCCAACCTTACACGTTATTGGAACAAGGTCTAAGGCTAATGAGAAAAACAAGTTTGATGACTATCTTTATTTGGTAAATGGTCCTATAATGTTTCCATATACCGCTACTACTAATCCTGGTACACACTGGTTAAAAAACTTGCTAAACCCAAAAGGTACAGCAGTATTGAAACCCGGACAGTATGTCGACAGTTGGAAGTTGGGATTACACCAAGGTAAATATACAGCATTAGTACAAGCTAAACCTGTTACTGTATACCGTGATGGAGACAAGGATGATTTAGCTGAGGAGACAAAGACTGAGGATACAGGTATGTTTGGTATTAACATCCACCGTGCTAACCCATCAGCTATCTCTAGCATTATAGATAAATGGTCAGCAGGATGTCAAGTAGTCAACAACCCTAAAGAGTACCATCATCTTATATCAGCATGTAAGGGGTCAGGTAAAAACTTGTTTACTTACACCTTGCTAAGAGAGTTCTAATGAAGAAGTGGATCCTATCCATATTAAGCAAAGACGGGGACCAGAGTTCTAAAAGACTTGTAGGCCTCTACTGTGTTCTTACAGGATCTATCTTAGCATGGATAGCTACATTCACAGAGTACAAATGCCCAGAGTACATGTATAACACAATTATGTTTATAGGTGGTGGGGTATTTGTAGGAACTATGATCGAGGGGGTTTTTACACAAAGAATAAATATACCTTTTAAACCTAAAGAAGATGCCAATGACAACACGTCAACTGAAGAAGCTGTACAGTGATATAGCTGTTATAGTAGCCCTTGTAGCTTTTGTAGCCTTTATTGTAATATTACAATATAAGAATAAGGTAAAAGATCTTAAGATAGAAGATCTTAAACGTCAGTCATATGCCAATGATATTAGAGATAGTATTATTATAGATTCTTTAAAGTTTAAGATACTACAAGATAGTCTCCATATAGTTGATATTCAACGAGTTAACCGTATAAACACTATAAATAAACAAGATGACAAAGACAAAGGTAACAGGGATATTGTTATTGCTATTATCCCTAACGCAAATGATGAGCAGCGTGACCGTATATGGACAGCTTACTCCCCAAAGAATTAAGTACAATGATACTAAAGGTATCTTCTTCACAGATAAACAAGAGGAGATCTTGCTTAAATCTATTGTGGACTACGACTACTTGCAGAAAAGTATTGCAAGAAAAGACGAGATCATCAAGACTTATGAACTCCGCATCGTCGACAAAGATTACGAGATCAAGAAAGCAGCCGATCAACTCGTTAAAGCAAATGAGAGAACAACAGATTGCCTGGATCACAATGCAGAGCTACAGTCGTACTTGGTAGAAACTCGAGATTCTCTGCATACTTCACAAAATAATCTAGGATTAGCAAAAAGAAATAACTGGATATTTGGAGGAGTATCACTTTTTTTGTTAACTTTACTTATAGTAACTAACTAATACATAATACAATGGCTGAAAAACCTAAAGTGATCGTAGCTCCAATGACAGCTTTATCACGTGTTAACGGTAAAAATTTTAAGAAAGGTGGCGCGGTAGGTAAAGCAAATGCTAAACCTAAAATGTTCATGAAGAAAATGGGCAAGAAGTAAATGGATAATAACTATCTGTTTCTTAAAGCTCAAGTAAAAGCATTTCATCCTCAGTGGTCTGAGGAACAAATAGATGCTGAATG